TAGAGCAACAGCCTTCTAAGCTGTGGGTCTTGGGTTCGAACCCCAACGGAATCACTATAAATATAAACAAGAAATGGTGAAATAATCGTATAGGTTGTTTCACCATTTTTCTTTATAAATGGCTATAAAATAGGCGTTTATGGACGTATAATGAACTTTTGCTTATGAAACAGAAACGATTTATTAGAAGATTTTAATATTCCACAAGTAGGCTCTGAGTACTACAAGTAAAGTGTAAAATTGCCGCAAAATTGCCGCAAAATTGCCGCATTTTCCGCAAAATTGCCGCAAAATATTGTAAATTTAAAGGAAAAATATTATGGCTACAATAACATACGAGCTTGGAAAACCAAAGCAAGACAAAACAAGAAAGGTGTCTATTGTTCTTTCTCATAAGGGACAGAGAAAAAGATTTCCTACCAATATAGTTGTTTCCGACTCAGACTTGTCTAGAGCCGGAAAGATTTCTTCACGTAAGATATTGAAGACGATAGAAGATAAAATGAATGTTATGAAGGATGCACTCTATGACTTAGAGGTAGACTTGCTAGGTAAAGATGTGGATATTGATTGGATATGTGAGCATTTGATTGATATAGGCAACAAGACAGAGGATTTAGACTTCTTTTCCTTTACCGAAGAGTGGGTTGAGAAATCCGACAATAAGGGAAAGAAGAATTATCTGATTATGCTCAATTCCCTTGCACGCTATAATGGTTGCCGTAAGCTGCCGTTTTCTCTCATAGACTACAGATTCCTAAACGGATATAAGAAATTCCTAGATGGTCATCCTAGGGCGCAATCCTTATACTTGGGCAATATGCGGCATATCTTCAATGAAGCTATCAAAGAATATAATACGAATGGAAATGATATTATCAGAAGTAATCCTTTTGATAAATTCTCCGTTCCGAGGGATATTCCGCAGACAAAAGATAGGATAATCAGTGAAGAGAACCTTGTAAGAGTATTTAATTTCAAGGGGACTAGACGTGTAGGTATGGCAAGGGATTGTTATGTACTCTCGTTCTTTCTGATGGGAATGAATTCTGTTGATATATATGAATGTGTCAGCTATAATAAGGGTGTACTCGCCTACGATAGAGCTAAAACTAGAGATAGGAGAAACGATAATGCCCACATAGAAATTGTCGTACCTGACATCATCAAACCTTTGTTCCGAAAATATAAGGGAACAACAAGGGTCTTTGATTTCTATCAGAAATATAGCAATGCAGCCAATTTCAATAAGCATATAAATAAGGGATTGCATTTCATAGCTGACGAACTGGGCATTCCTCGTTTCGATTTCTACTCAGCCCGTCATACTTGGGCATCTATAGCAAGAAATAAACTAGGTATTGATAAGTATACCATTCACGAAGCACTCAATCACGTTTCGCAGTTAGATGTTACTGATATTTACATTCAAAAGGACTTTACGAATATAAACAAGGCAAATGAAAAGGTAGTGGAATATGTTATGAAAATGATAGGAGAGGCAAAGAACGATGTTTGAATTTTGAAGAAAGGGGAAGGTCTATTCTTCCCCCTCTTTCTTATCCTTATCCTTTTTGTCCATTTTTGCACCTGTAGCTTTCATAATAGCCTTCAGAGCATCTTCGAAGTTCAAGGAGTCCTTACCGCCATTAGGGTGTTTTTCCCACCAGTCAGGGTCAACCCAACGCATAGCCTTGTCATACCAAGTTTGGTCGACGGATGTTTTCTTGCCATCTTGACTGATTAACAGATACCCACCTTGCCCATCGCTAGCAATTCGCTGAACTTGTTCAAGGTTGACCCACGTCTTTTGTTTTTCGCTATATACCCACATAATTATATGATTTAAATTATTTTTATTCCTATTGTGCAAAAGTACAGCGAAGTCTTAAAAATACCAAATAAAACCTATTTGTATGTTTCAAGTTTGACCAAATGTGAGTTATTTTGTGTACCTTTGCAGAAAATTCTTAAAATATGATACAAAGATTTACGGAAATGTACTACGATGATGCGGTGCGCTTCGCTCAGTACATACAAGCTACTGAAGGTGGCGAAATAGAACTTGTAAAAGAAGATGCCGATGGTTTTCCTCTTCCCCCTAAGCATAAGATATTTGGTAACATGGTTAATTGTCTGAAGGTAAGGAACTTTGAAATTGCTTATTTAGAGCAAAGAAGAAACCCCGATGATGACAAGAAACATCGTAATCGAAATCTCTATCGCTATATAATGGGGCAGAAGATTAAAGAGGTTAGAGAACTTAGTGGTATAACATTGGAGGAGCTGGCAGAAAAGTCCGGTTATAAGCCTAACAACATTCGTAATATTGAGATGGGGCGTTTTAATGCCGATATTGATACGTTATGTAATATTGTTGAGGCTATGGATGCTCATTTTGAGGTGATGAAGGATTAAAAGTTCTTTCGATATATGAAATATATTTAAATACAGAAACAAAAGCATTAAAAAACTTGCAAAATTAAGGTGTTATTCTTATCTTTGCATCGTAATATAAAAAGGTGAGACACACCGAAACAACTGTATCGGATTATGAATAAAGCATATTTGATTTTCAGCAAGAACACAAGCATTCAAGAATGTTGTACTTGGTTTCGTTATCGTGACGAAGCTTTGAGATACAATAAAGAACATTTTGAGAACGTGTTTATGGTACTGCCACATGAGTTTGATTCTTTGAAAGATGTTGACCCTTGCGAGCCGACAGAGTTCACGAAGTATTCAAGATGCGAGCATTGCTGGAGAAAGATTAAGAATGATTATCTAAAACATATAGGAGATATGAATATGAAGAAAGAAGAAAAGTTTGTCATTGATGATTTTCAGAATTACAATGATATGTTTAGCAAAAAGGAACGGATGCAAATTAATAAGGCAACCAAACCTTTAGAGAACAAGTAATTTTCACCATTTATTAAAAGTGAGTTTAATAACCCGAACGCATTTGCTTGGATGGAAGAATTATGCTATCTTTGCATTGCGTTCCTTGAAATAATTAATTATGAGTAATAACAAAGAAGATTTTGATGCGCAGGTAAGTGCATTTAAAGAGAAGTATCCCGATTTCAAGCCAGCCAAACCTATTGAGGTTCTTAACTTGATTATGACAAGAAAGAATGCCAAGGAGATTCTTGAAGGCAAGAAGAAGGTTGAGTACAGAGCCTATACAGACCATTATATTGGTCGTTTGTTTGACAAGGATGTTTTGGAGTTCCTTAAAAAGCATGGTAAAGAAGAGGATGTAATTAAAGCGCAAGAGGAGGGTATTGTTGACCCATTGCGAGTAGTAAAGACAATCCACTTCCATGATTATAACAACTCGTGGTATCTTGATTGTGATGTTTTGGTAAATGATACTTGTATCGTTATGAAAGAAGATATTGATTTTCTTCACGAAAAGTATGATAGCCATGATTTGGATGAAATGTACGAAGCATTGGAGCTTAAAAAGGAAAAAGAGCGTCCTTTGTTTTTCTTCTTTGTTATTGACAAGGTAACAGAAACGACTCTAAAGTAGGTGGGCGTAAGTCCACCGAGCCTAGATAATTCCCCAAGGGGAGTAGTTTATGATTCGTGGACTTAAAACGTTACAACTATGTCAGAGGCATCAAGAGGTTATCGTTATTCTCAATGGAGAGCGGTAACAAATCGTACAACTGGTCTTAGGGCTGGTGAAAGACGTGAACGTGGCAGAAATGTTGAGTACCGAAACACTGGCGCACAAGGAACTACTTATGGTGGTGCTATGCGTACATTGGCAGCTCGTACAGCAGCAAATAATGTCACAGAACGTGTAAACCGCAGACTTAGAAGAGGTTAAAAGTCAAGAGGGGTAGAATGAATTAACTTTCATTCACCCCTTGTTTTTAAGGAGAATAATGTATGCAAGAACTAAAAAGAGCAAGAGAAATCATTGATGATGTTTCCAAGGAGACAGATAGTATATTACTTTTCCATTCTCTGAGTGGAAAGGATTCTATCGTATTGCTTGACTTATGCTACAAGAAGTTCAAGAGAGTTGTGGTAGTATTCATGTATATAGTAAAAGACTTGGAACATATTATGCGTTACTATAATTACGCTAAAACCAAGTACCCGAACATTGAGTTTGTTCAAGTTCCTCATTATGCTTTATTTTATGATATAAAAACCGGATATATGGGAATAAAACAAGACCCTAAGCAAAGACAATGGACTTTAGCTGATATAACCGAAAAACTCAGGAAGAGACTTGGTGTAGAGTGGGCTTGTTATGGATTTAAACAATCCGATTCTTTGAACAGACGGCTTATGCTTAGAAGTTATACGGATGGAAAGGAAGCTATCAATTGGAAGACGAAGAAATTCTATCCTTTATCTACATATAAAAACAAGGAAATAATGGATTATATTCTTGACCATCGTTTAAAGAACCCAGAAGCAAATGGAACGAATAAACAAAGTTCAGGAGTTGATGTTGAGGATATTGAGTATCAGAAATTTCTTAAAGAGTTTTATCCGGCAGATTTAGAGAAAATATACAAGGTATTCCCAATGGCAAGGATAGTTCTGTTGAAAGCTGATAAAAACAAGGAGGAACTGAAATGAAAAAAGGAAGTGAAACAAAGATAATCAAGAGGTCTCAAATAAACTTGAACCCTTGCAACCCGAAGGTACATACCGATGCGGACATCAAACAGCAAAAAGCCAATATTAAGAAAGTTGGTCTCATTGGAGGTATTCAATGGAATGAGACAACTGGAAATCTCATAGATGGGCATAAACGAGTGATGAGCGTTGACCTTATCCAAGGTTATGATGGTACTCCCGAAACTGATTATGACATCAAGGTAGAAGCCGTTGATTTTGACGAAAAGACCGAGAAAGAGCAATTGTTGTTTATGGCGAAGTCGCAAGACCCGATAGATTACAACTTGGTTGCCAAGAACTTTAGCATAGATGAAATAGACTTCAAGGCTGCTGGCTTCACGGAACAGGATACTGAACAAATCAAGATGTTGCAAGATGATTTGGAAGCATCATTGAAGGATTCGGGCATGGATGACTTTAGCGAGGATTTCTTGAATGAACCTATAATTTCAGTTACGACCCCAACGCCAATGACCGAATTACCCAACATCGAAAAAACATCTGAAGAGATAGTGGCCGAGCACGCAGCTAAGCCAAAGATGACAAAGGAAGAGGTCAAGGATCAGAAACAGCATTGTACTGATGTCGGAAAGAAAAGAAAGGAAGATATTGATAACTTCATATTCATTGATTTCGAAAGTTTTGAACAAAAGCAGATTTTCTGTGATATGTTGCACATGGAAGCCGCTAACTCTATGCGTATTTCCGGAAGTCAGATTTTAGGTTTGTTGTAATATGGGACGCAAGCGAGTAAAGCCTCTTGTAGTGAGGAAGAATCCCATAGATGTTGCCAATATGGTAATTGATATGGCTAGTGAACAGAGTAAGGATTGTATCGTTATGATGTCTCTTGGCAAGGACTCCATTGTTACATTGGACTTATTATATGATAAGTTTGAGCGCATAGTATGTGTATTTATGTATCTCGTAAAAGACTTAGAGCATATACAACGATGGATAAACTGGCTGAAGGCTAGATACCCGAAGATAGAGTTCGAGCAGATACCACATTGGAATACAACATACAATCTTCATTATGGAGTTTATTGCGTTCCGAATCCAAAAGTAAAGGTTCTTAATCTTTCTATGGTAGTAAAAGCCTTAAAAAAGCGTTTCGGAATAGAATACGTATTCTTTGGTATGAAGAAAGCAGACTCGATGAACCGAAGCCTTATGTTGAAGTCGTATGAGGATGAAAATTACATTCATGGTGGAAATTGTTATCCTCTTGCTGATTTTACTCAAAAGCAAATCTTGCAATATATGAAACATCGGCATCTGCCTAAGCCGATAATGTACTCCAGAGCATTGCGCTCGGAGAATGCAGAGGTTGGGAATGCGTCAGGCGGTTTGTCTTTGGACTTGGATTGTTTTGCATGGCTAAGGGATAATGCACCCGAAGACTTAGAACGTATATATAAGGTATTTCCACAAAGTAGGGTAATACTCTACAGGTATGACAACAGATAATGTTCTTTTTAATTTATATATAATAATGTATTATCTTCTTTATATGTATTGGCAGGCTTGTGAAAGTCTGCCTTTATTGTTAATGTATGCAATATAGAAACATCATAAGTAAAGAAAGGTTAAATAAATAAAGAAAAACCATAAAACATTTGCATGTTAGAAAATTATTTCGTATCTTTGCAATGTCTTTAAGAGGTACTTGAAGATTTGCCGCAAGACAAGTTTCTTGCAAGATAGTGCAGAGCGAGCACGTTAAAAACTAGCACAATTGTTATGAAGATGATTACCGAAAAGCAGAAGAAGTTCATCAATGATATTAAAGGTGTTATTACAGAAAATGGTATTAATGCTATTGATGCATTGGACTTGAATAAGTTTACTTGCTATGATGCATCTAAGCTTATTGGTGGTTTGCTTGGTCTTAGAGATTGTTACAAGGCGATTTCTAGAGGCGCATGTGTAACTAGTACGGCATATTGCGATGAGGCTTTAGATAATGTCTTTAATACAATTGAAAAGTATAAATAATAAAAAAGGTGAGACACACCGCAAAAACTGTCTAAGATAATGAATATCAAAGAATTAGTAAGAAATATGATAGCTTTCTTAAATGAGCGTCACGATATGGATTGTGCTACGTTACGTCAGCGTTTTGCAGTATGCTATGATATGAGTGAAGACGAGGCAAAGAAAGTTATTTTGGAGCTGACAATGCTTCAGATATTTGCAGAGAATTTTGGTGTTGAAATTTAAAACTTTAAGATTATGGATAAGAAGACTGCATATAAAGTTATAAGCCAATTTAGGGCAAATAATTGTAAGAGTGGAGCTTTGGCTATCGCTTTGGATGAAGCATTAAAAGCATTAAAACCGATTGCAGTAAATCAAGTTTTTTGCATTAAGCTGGAGATATTAGATAGTGGAAACTATTATCATTCGAAAGCTGCGCAATCTACCTTATGGTTAGAAGCTTCTAACAATAAGAAAAAGATGCAAGCACATATTGCAGAATGGAGAAGTAAGGTCGTAGAGCGATGCAAGGATAACAACAGCTCTTTTGAGTTTGACTTTCATCATGGGAGTCCTTATAATTTCACGGCAAACAAGTCGAATTGTAATGAGTTACCTTTTTACTTTAAAGGTAAACACTACTGCTTTACAATATTAGAGGTTTCTAAGAGTATTAAAAGCATGTATGATGACCGTATCGAAAAAGATATGGATGCCGTTCAAGATATGATGTCTTATTTAAATTTATAGAGCATGAAGTTATACGAGGTAGGCTGCATCGTCAAAGAGGTGCAGCCAAAGAATGGAGTAAAGATTACTCTAGAGGAGGCTCAGGCTTTAGTTGGTGGTTATGTCGAGTTGGTTCATCTTGATGATAATAACATATTATTGTGCGATGAAGATGGACTTCTCAAACATAAACCTATAAATACTTTGGCTACAATACAAGCGAAGAGGCTTGGCTGGAAAGGTATTTGTTGTTTGGTTGGAAGCGTTTTATTTTTAAAGGACAAGGAGTTTTAGTTATGAGTAAGGCAAGAAAGAATGATGTGAATAAGGATATACCCGAAGAGCGAATAACTCTTAGGGTATTGAAGAATTATTCAAAAATGCAAGAAGAATTATGTCATCTTCGTAAGAAAACACGTGAACAAGGCTACAGACTTAATGAACTCAACAATCAGCTACAGAGGCTTCACTCGAAAGAAGTTAGATATGAGTTAGAGAAGTACAGAAAGTTACTCTTAGAGCGTGATGAGTTGCGTGAGAAGAATAAGGCTTTGGAACAGGTGGTAAAGCAATACGATGGATTAAAAAGTTCTTTTACTAGCGAATTGAACGAAAAAGAGGAGGGTAGAGAATGATTATAGGTTCAATGACGGGGCGTGAACTCTTTGATATATTCAAGAAGGATAAGCCTATGCTAGAAAAGTTTGCTATCGAAAAAGCAAAGAAACTCATCCGTGAGCTTCGTAAGGGAATGGGACGATACACAACTCAGTGTTATGATTTCAAGACGAAAGACGCTACCGAGTACAAAGTATGCGTGTTTGTAGATAGAGGGAACATAAGACAATTCTATTTTGACATGTTTATCTATTGCAAGGAAACGAACGATTACGTATGTGCTACTTCCTTGTTGGACGAAGAGAATAGTGCAGAGCAGTTCAGTTATACGCCTCATTTCTTGCGGAGATATGCCGAGCGAGCATTGGGAATAGAGAACATGCCAATTAATAGGGTGCTTGCTCACATCGAAAGAGAAGTAGGCTATACGGTACTTATTTATAAGAATGATACAAGTAAGGTTGTTGCTACAAGTATGGGGCTTTATCTGCAAAAGATTGACAAAAGGCGAGGTATCAATATATGCAAAACTTTTGTTAGTGTTGACATGCTTAAAACCTCCCAAATTAAAGCGTATATGGTTGTTGCGGACTTAATTGAAGAGTATTCAGAACGATACAATAAAGTTCAAAGGAATGATAATGTACGAGTAGATTTCGCTAATGATTGTTTGAGAAGAGGTATTACTGAAAAAGATTTGATTAATGCCTATGGTGAATATTTTAAGAACAAAAAATAAAAGAAAGGGTTTCGTATGGAGAGAATGACAAGAAATGATGCCGCTGCTTATTTAGGTGTTGACCCTCAGACGATTACGAACTGGGTTAACAAGGGCTTGCTTGGTGGCTACAATGATAAAAGCAGTAAACGCTTTTGGGTGAATGTAGATGATGTTAAGAAGTATTCCGAGAAATACAAGATGTTATCTATCTCAGAGGATTTACTTGATAGAGAGCAGAAAGAGTTGTTGGCAAGTGAGCGCAAGGTAAATACTAAGATACAAATGTTAATGCATGATGCGTTGAACGTTTCTTCTTTCAGCTATGACAAAATAGGTAGTTCACTTTGTATGTTATTGGAGTTAACGGCACAATACGGATTACGAGAGAAAAAGATTATGCAAGCATTTTTCAATGGAGACCGAATTAGTGATATAGCCGATAATTTTGAACTTTCAAGAGAAAGGGTGCGCCAGATTGTTATTAAGGCTATCCGGAAGTTCAACTATGCGATTGAAGAACTTGTAGACTTGAAGCTGGAGAACAATTCCTTGAAAGAGGAAATTAAGAATGTAAAAATGCAGTTTATTATGCAAGAAGGTAAAAAAGAAGAAGAACAACCTGAAGATGTTCCCACTTCATTGTTCTCCATCAGATTAGTTAATTGTAATTTACCAGTTCGTGTCCTTAATGTGACAAAGGCAGCCGACATAGATACTATTGGAGACTTGGTACAATATTCCAAGCTCGATATGATAAAATTCCGAAACTTCGGAAAGAAAAGCCTTATGCAATTGGATGACTTTATTCACGAAATGGGATTGGAATGGGGCATGGATAAGGCTAAGATATATGCAAGGGGTATTCAGCGGATGAAAGATGACTCTTATATTGAAGAGTTGTTTGGAAAGCATCTTGCGGATATAACAAGCGATATTGAGAAAAAGTATAATCTTTCTCCGGCTGAGGCTATGAAGAGAGCTTATAGTGAAATGAAGAGATATGTAGGATTTAAAGAGAAGAGTAATGAATGAAGTATATAATGATGTTTTAGGTAAGGCGTTAAGCATTAAATCAACCAATAATATTGTCGTAAAAGTAGAGCAAGGAGCATTAGAAGTTAATCTGAAACAATGTAGTGTAAAGCGCATTATGTGGTTCTCTGTCTTCTTGATTGATGGATTTACTATGCGTCCATACAGTTATACTTTCTATTCCTCTATGAGTGATGATGAGTTGGATGACACATTTACACAAGTAGAAGGCAGATTGAGCTTTCTGAAAAACTTAAATTCTAAATAACATGACGGAACAGGAAAGAAAAGTTGTAAACCATGCAATGAAGATTCTAGAGCAGAGCCAAGATGATGAGGCTAGGGCGTTGGCTGTCAAGTTGTTGGAACAAGGTACAAAAGTTCCTCTTCAGAAAGTGCAGTTTTATGCCGCATATTGCAATGGCTTGCGTGATGGGTATTCAAGAATATTCGACCTAATACAAGGTGGTGGGTGGCTTGCGAAAGTGAGCAAGAAGGAAATGCCATATTTCGAAGCAGAGAAGGAGCTTGTAGAGAGCTGTATTGATGCTTGCTACGATTATCATATGGGCAAGTATGATATTAGGTACAAGGATAAAGAATTATCCAAAAGTGGTAAGCTATTGGCTTGCAAGGCTGTTTTTGTGAAACAAACGATGATTGGTTTTGAGGTTAAATACAACAAAGATAAAGAATGATTGCACAATATAGATAAGTGAAGTTGTAAACCTTTGATATGTAGGTACTCCCTTGCAAATGTTGTATCTTTGCAAATAAAAAGGAGATTTATATATGGCAGATAGAGGATATAGAGGCAGACCTCAACGAGGCGAAAGAGCGGATAGGCAAATCAATGCCGGACATAGCCGTGGGTTGGATGCGGCTTTGTCTGACACTGAAGCTAAGATTAGAAAGCTAAAGACGGAACGTATTTATGCCTTTAATAAGGACGGAAAAGAAATAGCGCATTCCCAAACAGGAAAGGCACATAGTACGCAATTACCTTTTGGCTATAACTACAAAGATGCCATCATTACTCACAACCATCCTAATAGAGGTATTGGAGATACTATAGCTGGAAGAGTTGGCACAATTTTGTCTGGAGCTGACATTTTTACAACTATAGCACATAACGCTTCCGAGATTCGAGCAGTTACAAAGAATTATACGTATTCTTTGAAGAGACCAAGTAAAGGGTGGGGACTTTCAGAATCGGATGCATGGGATGTTTTTGGTAAGAAAAATTCGCAATGGAGACGAACCCTTCAGCAAAAACAGACAGAGTATCTTTCAAAGAGCGGAATACGAAATCGAATAAACGAGAAAGTGCTAGCTTTAAACAGAAAGCGTTCTAGTTTTACGAAAGGAGGAAAAGTCCCTAGTGCAAGTGATGTGTCTAGTTATAATCGTGAAGCAAACGAAATACAGAAACGTGTCACGGAAGCTAATGATAGAGGTAATGTTGGTGCGCAATATCAAGTTATGAAAGAATACGCAAAGAAATACGGATGGAATTTAACACGTAAGCGTACATCTTAAGGAATATATTCGAACGATGGGTAGTATTGTCCCTCTTCATGTGGGAAGAACCTTCCCATCATTGACAATGCCGTAGTACATTTTTCATATTGCTTTTGAAATCCGTACTTTTTAGCTCTCGATAGGTTGTGATCCAGGTCGTTGATTTTGACTTGTATTGCAACCATATCTTTTGAATCAATGATTGATTGTATGTAGTCAAAATACGGAACACCTTTCTTGTGGGTTAGGACACATACACTATCGGCAATGTCTTTTCTAACACCTAGTGATAAAAGCTTGTCGTAGGTCATATCCGTATCTTCAATCGTATCATGGAGAAATCCGACACAAATCTCTTCGGTACTATTACCCATTTCTCCTACATGGATAGGGTGCAATATAACAGGCAATCCAACCTTATCAATCTGTCCTTTGTGCGCCTTGCAAGCGATACCAAGGCACAATTCTATCATTTCAGAATCTTTCATATTCTTCTTTCGTTATTAGCTCACCTAACTCAAGAGCATCTTGTGCATAGGTGTTTTCATTAAACTTAAACTCCTTTGGCTTACGTCCTTTACCTTTAGGGTAACACATAAGTTCTTTATTTACATATTGATAACGGACAACGATGTCATCCTCCCAATAGTAAACATAAACCGACTCTCCGTTTTTAAGGAGGTGGCTGATTTTGTTCTTATCTTTATTGTTCATAGTCTTTATCTCCTTATTACAATGCAAAGATATAAAAAATATATTAAACTTGCAAACAAATTAATGTTTATTACTTGAAATTTAAATATATTAATTATTGAAATGTTGCATAGTAAGCTTGTTGCATAGATACTGACCTTTGCTTCTTACCTCCGTTACTCTTGGCGGTTCTACTTTGCTCATATAATGCATGTCCCCAACCGGATGGTTTCTTGGTCTCTTTATAGATTTCTCGCATGGTCTTCCCACCCAACAGCTTGTAGGCTATCGAGTAATTCTCTTTGGCGTAAATCATCTTGGCGGTGTTAACTTGTATTTCACCAATAAGTCCGGTTTTCTTGTTCCGGATATTGATGATGTTTCCTGAATAGCCAGTATCCAGTTTCTGTTCCTTGAGTCTAACGAACTCAAAGCCCTTGTATTTGCCTTTAAGGTCTTTTATTATTTTCGGTATTGACCCTTTATCTGCGATGATGGTTGTTCTGTACGAGTCCTTAATGTCTTTGATACCATTAGCTTCGCCCTTAGCCTTGCGTACAATGGAGTCAACACTCTTGTAATTGATAGGAGTGACCCTTGCTCCATACTTCTTAGCTATACCTTCAGCTATAGCTTGTAGCTTGTTACCAACCGACTCGGCTTTTCTCCGCATAGAGGTAGCTTGTGCTCTCAGCCTAGCATATGCCCCATTATTACCAACGTCTCCCATATCTTTTTTAGTGCAAAATTAACCAAAATGCAAGCCAATTAATATATTGCGGCGATATGTTATTTCACTTAAAAGACAAAGTGAAAAGACACGCAAGTAAACATTTCTCTTAAACAATTATTATTCATACCTTTGCAAGAAACAATGAGTTGATAAGATGACGAAACCAAGAGATTATTTCACAGGCAAGCAAGAAGAGTTCAAACGCTCCGAAGTGCAGATAGCACCATATAATCCAAGGAAGATTTCACCGCAGCAGAAAGCTACATTGAAACGTTCCATAAGAAAATTTGGCGTTGTTGGTGGTATAACCGTCAATAAGCCAACAATGACCATCGTAGGCGGCAACCAAAAAGTAACCATCATGGATGAGATTATGGGCTATCCCGAAAAGGATTATACTCTTTTGGCTGAGGCTGTAAATGTGGATTACAAGACCGAAGTTGAACTGAACTTCATGCTTAATTCCGAGAATGCTCATGGAGAATGGGATGACATGAAAGTCCGTGAATTACTGCCGGACATAAACTATATGGATGCCGGATTAACGGAAGAAGACCTGTCCTTGTTCGGCTATGATGCAATGGTAAAGACTGAAGGAGAAGACGAGTTAGGCAAAGAACTCAATTCCTTACTAGACCCATTTGCCCAAGAAAGCGAAAACAGAAAAGAACCAGTATCAAAGGATGAGCAAGAAGAGCAGAGACGACAGATAGAACAAAATCAAATTATAGCCAATCAGCAGCAAGAGGCTCAATATCAAGCGAATAAAGAACGTATGCAACAGGTAAAGAAAGAGGTAAATACCAAGGCAGCGGAAAAAGCTTTAGAAGCCGAGTCTTACGTCATGCTTTCCTTTGATAATATAGAGAACAAGGAACGTTTTATGAGCACCTTTGGCTTTATCGAAACCGACAAGGTAATCAAGGGAGAAATGCTTATGAAAGTAGCAAAACGAATATAAACGAATAAGCAATGAAAAAGATTATAAGAATATTACTAGGGTACATAATAGCGGCAATAACAATAGGTATGCTCATTCCATTTATGATTGTTTCTATGTTTCTTGGCAAGAGGAGAAAGAACGCATTCAATAGGTGGGTGTCGTGTCTCTTTACTCCTTTGATAAACAAGGTAGGACAATTGGTCAACTCATAAATATCGAAAGATTATGAAGGCAAACGGAAAAATATTAATGAAGATTGCGAACTTGGCTATAACTATGATATTGGCAATACCGATGTTCTTACTAGCCGTTCCTATCTATATGTATAACAAAATTAGAGGCAAGGTCTAAATCCCATCTGCTCAATATATAGCGAAACAATAATAAATACAAGAAAATGGCAAAACCGAAATTTGATTACAATGGCGATGCTTTCTACGATGAGATAGAACAGCTTGCAAAGCAAGGTCAGAAGGATTCTGAAATTGCCTACGCCCTTGGTTTGAAGTTTGGGGTTGACCTAAATCCACAGGTCTTCAACCGAATGAAAAACGGAAAATACGAGAATTGGAATGAAGACGAAAATGCGGAAAGAGGCGAAAGGATAACTCAATCCCTCGTGCGTGGCAGAGAGTTTATCAATGCAATCGTGCGTGGAAGATTCCTTAAATGCGCCCTTGGAGGTGTCAAGGTAAAAGGCAAGACAACCACCAAAAGACATATGGTTGTAGATGGAGTTATGACAGATGATATAGTAGTGGAAACTAGAGAAACCGAGCAGGAGACCCCACCTAACGTACAAGCTCTTTCTACTTGGTTATTCCATTACGATATGACTTGGAGAGAGATACAGAGAGGTAAGAAGGATGAAGAGGAAAAGGGCATTCCTTTTGACCCTAAGAAAGGTATATCCGTCAACAAGTGGATAGAAAGAGAGATTGAGCAGGAAGCAGAAGAGCAAGGGGAGGGTGAATAATGGCAAAAACACATTCCGTTTATTATCCGTTATATAATGACAAGACGCATTTCATTTACCTTATAACAGGAAGCCGTGCGTCAGGAAAAAGTTTCTCTGCTTCTCAGTTTATCGAAAGACTTACTTTTGAATACAATGCAGAAAGAAAGATAGCACATAAGATTCTTTATACACGTTATACAATGGTGAGTGCCGCTATTTCCGTAATTCCAGAGGTTAAAGAGAAAATAGAGATAGATGGCACACAGGATTATTTCAAGAACACGAAGACGGATATAGTCAACAAAATGACGGGAGCTGAAATCATGTTCCGTGGTATTCATACGGCTAGCGGTAATCAGACTGCGAAGTTAAAGTCTATTCATGGTGTGACTACGTTTGTCGTTGATGAGGCTGAGGAATGGACGAGTGAGGAGGATTTTGAGCGCATCATGCTTTCAATCCGTCAGAAAGGCTTGCACAACCGAGTAATAATCATTATGAACCCTTGTGATTCAAATCATTGGGTATATAAGCGTTTCATCGAAAAGACACATAAAGAGGTGTATTTTGATGGCGTTCCCGTCCAGATCAGTACAGACCCTAGAGTACTTCATATACATACGACCTATCTTGATAATATAAAGCATCTTTCACCTGAGTTCCTTAATGAGGTATTAGAGATGAAGGAGAATGAACCGGAGAAATATGCTCATATAATGATAGGTAGATGGTCTGACGTATCTGAGGGTGCAATATTCAAGCATGTAGGCATCGTTGACAAGTTCCCTAGCAACGCAAGGAAAGTAGCCATCGGAGTAGACTGGGGATATTCGAAAGACTATACTGCTATTGTGAAGTGTGGCATCGTAGACAAACGCCTATACATAGAGGAACTTTGCTATAGAACGGAAATGTTATCTAGCGACATCATAAGATTCTTGCGCCCTTATGCGGACGAAGGCTTGTTTGTGTATGCAGATAGTGCTGACCCTAGACTTATAGATGAGGTAGCTCTTGGTGGAATAGTTATATATGGAGCACAAAAGGGTGCTGGCTCTATATTGGCTGGTATTGACAAGATGCAGACATTCGAAATCTTCACAACTAAGCAATCAGTCCATTTACAGAGCGAGTTCCGTAAATATGTGTGGTCAAAGGATAAGGATGGTAATTACATCAATGTTCCCGAAGACCATGATAACCATTTGATAGATGCTGCTAGGTATTATATTCTTGCCGTATTGCTCGGTAAAGTGATGAAGCCAAGAAAAGCATCTAAATCAGACTTAGGAGTGTACTAAATGACAAATATAATTACTTTTGTAATAAAAATACAAGTGTTTAATTATTAGATTGTTAGTGTAAGTAAGCTATAAGGGTAGATAAAAGTCATGTGTAAATAAAAAAGATTGTTTACTAAATAAAAATAGATTCTTTAGTAAATAGTCTTTTTTATTCACTTAAAAACTAAGTGAAAGGCATACGTAAATTAAAGTATGTAGAAACCCTGTTTATTATTACCTTTGCTTCAAAAAGTTATAAGGATGTTTGTAGATTCAATTATTCAGATAAAGACATATTTTCGAAACCTCACGCTCAATGCATTGGGTGTGGAGAGAAGCATCTTCGAACGTTTGGAAGATAATGATGTTGATTCTGTCGTAAATATGATGGAACAACATGATTTCGATGTGGATAATGCCATTTCGGAATATAATCCACAAACCCATAAGGTGATGAGCCGTGAAGATAAATGGGTAAAGGGAGAGAAGCCATACAGGACGGAGAAGTTGGCAAGAACAAGACAAAGATACATAAATGAGGTAGAATTGTTCTTCTTGTTAGGCAATCCGATTATGTGGAAGAAGACTGAAGGTGACGATGAAGCCTTTGAACTATATAAAAAATACTTGAAGGATATATACTTCAATACCAAGCTACGTCAATGCAAGCGACTTGCCGGAGCAGAAACCGAAAGCGGTTTTGTTTTTAATTTTTCGCAAAAAAACGGAAAGATGCATGTTGATGTGTATGTTGCAGCTCGCTCAAAGGGACATAAGATGAGAGAGTTGTTTGACCAATACGGAAACATGCTTGCTTTTGCTGTAGGCTATTCCTTAAAGCGAGAGTCAAAGACTATCGAATGTTGGGATATATTGACATCCGTTTTTAACTATCATTGTGAACGTGGTGGCTTTGGGTGGAAAGTGTATAAGTATCCTAATCCGACAGGAAAAATTAATGGCATTTATTTTCGTCAGCCAAAGGCATGGGAAGGAGCAGAACCGAGAATGGAACGTGAAGAGATGCTGGACTCTAAGATAGGAGACACGAATAACTATTTTGCCGACCCTATAGCTGCGGCAACTGCTGACGTGATACAATCAATCCCTAAGCGGAACAAGCCAGGCAAGCTGATACAATTGACAGGAAAGAATTCTAGGTTTGAATATATCAATCCTCCTCAGAACTCAGAAATTCGCAAGGCAGAGAAAGAGGACTTGGCTCAATCTATATTGTTTGATACATTTACACCAGATATGTCACCGGAACTTATGAAAGCCATGAGCACGCTTACCAGTGTAGGTATAAAGCGAGCGTTGGTATTGGGCTATATCAAGAGGGCGAACCGAATGGAAATCTATGAAGAGCTTGTCGGTAGATTGTCGCATGTGATTATTGCCGTGATGAAGGAACTATATCCTGAGAAGAGAAGCAAGTTGGATAAGTTGGAAGTAGAGTTCGATTTCGCAGAGCCTTTTGAGGATGATAAGAAAGATAAGTGGAAAGTTATTGCGGAACTATACAATCAAGGTGTCCTGTCTCTAGAGACCGCTGTCCAAATGTTGGCTCTTACGGATGCTCCGGCAGAAGAAATAGAAAAGATACGGAAGGATGCAGAAGATAAAGTAGCGTTATCCGCAAAAGTAAGGGGAAACGAGAATTCAACTTCATAATATCAAAAGCTTATTGTTTTGGGGCGCATTTCCTATTTGGATTTGCGCCCTTTTTGCACTTAAATTTTAAGTGAAAGCATTGTGATAATAATATAATATTATTCCTCATTTTGTTTTTAACTTTGTTGGCATGAACACGAATGAACTTATCATAAACGGAAAAGATGCTTGGAATACCTATCGGGTCAAGATGGGGTATGGCTTTTTGGATGCGTTGGAAGCTGACGCAGACAATAAAAGTTATATAACCAATGAAGTAAGGACAGAGCATGGAACTAGGGTTGTTCCTATCCGTCCCAAAAAGGCAGAAAGAAGCATTACCTTGGAGTTTGTTATTGTCGGCAGAGACCATAGCGACTATAATAAAAGGGTAAAAGCCTTTGATGCGCTTATGGATAATGGCTTTGTTACGATACAGGTTCCAAAATCGAAAGATGATGTATACCGTTTGTATTGTGCGAGAAAATCTCCTACTTATTCAAGGGGGAAAGGTGGGGCTATCGGCAAGAAAAGCTTGAAGTTCATAGAATATAATCCAACGAACAGGGGAGTATTGACGGATTTTGATATAAATATGTTTACGTTGAAAGAATTTGAAGATATAGAATAATTATGAAAACTTATAATGAAATTGACATAAAGTATTACGATAATGATGGAAACATACAGGTAAGATGTTCTGCTCCCGTCACACAGGACGCATTGGTTCATTATGAACTGATGCAGTCTCATTATTGTAAGCTTTCCTTTAAGCTTTCTAAGCCGATATATTTCTTGCTTGGTGATTTTATAGATACGCCATATGGTCGATTTGAACTGATAGATTTAACTAAGGCCAAAGATAATGATACTATCGGATATTCCTATGAAATTCTATTTGATGCATATTATCGTAAGTTCAAGAACAAGATATTGAAGTATCGTCCGAATACAGGTTCACAAGAAGCGACATTCTCTCTTACTTCAACAATAAGCACCCATGTAGAGGTGATAATGAAAAGTCTAGCTTATTATGCGAAGTTAGACAAGTCTTATCTTTACGACCCTAAATTTGAAGGCGAAGGAACGGACTATACTTATGTTATTGATGCGAGCGTAGATGCAAATGCTGCAAAGCTTATAACCTACTCAAACACAAGTGTGTTGGATGCTATTGCAAATATTGCTCAGACGTTTGAATGTGAATGGTGGTTTGAAGGCAATATTCTACATTTTGGTACTTGTGAGAATACAAATGCGATTGTTGATTTCAGACTAAACGACAACATCGTTTCTATGTCAAGTTCACAAAGCCAGTCCACTTATGCAAACAGGGTATATGCTTTTGGAGCTGCAAGGAACTTGCCTAGTGGATATAAGAATGATGCCGATGCGGACATAACAAAAGATGGTGTCGTAGAAAAACGTCTTATGCTTCCTACTTCAGCAGAATGCTCTGACAAAAACAAGCAATTGTTAGCAGAGAATGGCTTTGAGCTGAAAAACGGATATATACAAGTCGGTGGACTCCATGAAGACCAGTACGTAGAGGGAGTAACAACAAATGATGATATTTATCCAAGAAATCTTATCAAAACGTCTAAGGTGACATCATACGAAAAAGATGTAGAGGATGAAAGTACACCTGAAGAAGGTGACTTCATCAAAAGGACATTCTATCGTGTAAACTCACTTTCTATAATCAATGAAGATGGCGAAAAAACAGGTGATATGGCTTTTCGAAAGTCATATATTCTTAGTAGTAAGAACCTGCATATAGTATTCCAAAGCGGTTCTCTTAATGGTATGGACTTCGAATGTGAGTTTAATCCAGATGGAGTTGAAGAAATACTTAAAGACGATGATGGTAATCCGATATTGAAAGATGGAAAGGAACAGATAAATCCTAAGTCGCAGGTATTTGAGATTGTTGCTAATGAGGATTATGGTCGTTTTTTGCCGGACACAACTTTGCATCCAAAGGAAGGAGATACTTTTGTTCTCTATAATTGGGATTCTACCAAATTGGGTGACACTTTGGTATCTGCTGCTTCCAATGAGTTGCTGACGGATGCCATAAAGGATTTGAAGAAGTCTATGATAGACCCTACGACATATACATGTACCGCTGAGGCTAACTATTCCTATAATCAGGGTAGGGGTAACTTGCATGGAGTAGGAGACAGGGTAAATCTTTATAATAAAGGTTATGGTGACAGTTATAGGGCTTCAAGAATTATCGGTTATGAGTTTTGTCTAGATATTCCTTATGATGGGGCAAAATATTATGTTGGAGAAAAACCGTCATATTCCCGCCTCAATGCAATGGAGTCAAAGATAGAGGAACTTGTCTATAATGGACAGAGTTATCTTAATGGTAATGGCGGAAGCGGAAGGTCGATTTACATCATTAAGAGTTATGATAGCATAACTCCTACGGATTATAATGTATTTTCAGCAAAAGCTGTTGATGAACAAAGATTAAACAAGACAAAGGACGACACCGCAAAGGGCACAATCACTTGGGAAAAGGTGCAGAAGTTCTTTAGTGGATTGTTTGTCGGTAACCCCAACAATGAGAACGGAGGCTCGTGGACTCCAGACGCAGAAGGTCGTTCGCACCTCATCACAGATTACTTGGAGGTAAGAATGAAGGCTATCTTCGAGGAGCTGGTCATCAATAAAACATCCACCATCGGTGGTAAGGAGATAATCTCTCCTGCTGGCGGCGTGGTGGCTCATAAGGTAGAAGAGGTTACTGTGACATATAATAATGTGTCACAGAAGGCTTATCGTTGCTATTTCTTAGCAGAGCAGGAAGGCGATGCCGTGGATAATGATTTCGCGGTTAACGACCAAGTGCGCTCAGAATCATTCAATGTTCGCAAGGGCACTTATCACAAGGCTGGCAATCACTTCTATTGGCGATTGGTAATCGGTCGTGACGAGGAACCTGTAGAGTTGGAAGGAAAGAAATATCATTATATCGACCTCTCTGATACCGATTGCGCTACGGCAAGCGACGTACCTGCTAAAGGTGATGTGCTCAACCAGTGCGGTAATAGAACCGATGTAGAACGTCAGAACTGCCTTATCTTCTCGGCGGTAGATACCTATTCGCCATCCATCAGCCTCTATCACGGCATCAACAGCTATTCCTTTGCCAATAGGGAGTATGTGGAATATGGTGTGAATAAGCAGACTAACAAGGCATTCTTCAACGTCTATGGTGATATGTATGTAGGCGATAGACCTACAAAGGAGAATGGCTATGAGGGCAGCTCTTATATCAGATATGATAGCAGCACTAAGCAAGTGTCTGTTAAGGGTAAGATTTCCGCTAAATCCACTGTGGATGGCAAGGAATTGTCTCAGTATTTCAAGAAGATTGCCGAATTGCAGAATCAGGTGGATGGTGCTATCGAAACGTGGTTCTATGAGGGTGTGCCTACCTTGGAGAATGCCCCAGCCATCAGTTGGAAGACCGATAAGGATAAAGAAATCCATCTTGGCGACCTTTACTACGACAACAAGACGGGCAAGGCATACCGCTTTGCCAAGGATAGCAACACCTATAAGTGGACTATCATTACAGATACCGACATCGCCAAAGCCCTTTCCGATGCAAGAATGGCACAGGAGACCGCAAACGGGAAGATGAAGGTGTTCAGCGTTCAGCCTACGACACCTTATCAGGTTGGCGATATATGGGTTAATGCCACTTATCCTTCTGACGGCAGTACCTACAAGAATGAGGTATTGCGCTGTCAGACCAACAAAGCGGCTGGTTCTCAGTTCGCCATCGGTGATTGGATTAAAGCATCTAAATACACCGATGATACCGTTGCCAACGCAGCCAAAAAGGCAGCAGAAGATGCTCAGAAGGCGGCACAGACCGCACAGACGGACATTAAGAACCTCGGAAAGACGGTCACTGATAATAAGAAGGAATTCGATAATTATGTTACCGATGGCTACCTAGAGCCTTCCGAGATTGCAGCAATGGCGCAGGATTCTAAGCGACTTGAAGATGATTTTGCGGCAGCACAGAAGTCGTACAATGAGGTGAAGAACGCAGAGGTGTTAAAGAGTACCAAGGAGCTCACCGACCTCAATGCCGCTTTTGCTACCCTCACGACTGCCAAGACGGAACTCGTTACGGATCTTTCAGATATATCTAAAAGATACAATGAGACTGATACCAACGGCAAGGCTGCTATCGTCTCAGCCGTGGGAACGAAGTTCACCAACTTTCAGTCCGCATACAGCGCATTCTATGACAAACTTGGCTTGGCAAACGCCTATATCACTAGCAAGATATATGGTGACTTGAAGCAGAATATCACAGACCTCGCAGGTTACAAGTATCTCAAGGATGCGCTCGGTCAGACTACAGATATTGACGGTGGTCTTGTAATGACAACGCTCATTGCGCTGAGAGACGGAGACGGAAACGTTCAGAGCGGTATCAACGGAGCAATGGACAAGAACAGAGGAAAGAAGAGTATCGCAACATGGTGGGGCGGTCAGATGGTGGATAAGGACTATAATAGCGGAAATCTTACCCCTGCAACCTCCCTCATCCGCTTCGATGGCTCTGGCTACCTTGCCAATGGTGCTATCTGGTGGGATGTGAGCGGAAAGGTTCACGCAGACCCTACATCGTTTATCATCAGCGAAAAGAATCTTGGCGCATACCTCATCTTCTTCGAGCCGACTTGGAAGGAAGGAAGTGCAGGAACGAGCGTTGCCGACCTTGTATCACTGAAGCCAAACGCACCATTCTCTAAACTTGGTGTATCGGGCGATGCTACCTTCGAGGGCGCAATCTCCTTCCATGGCATTAAGCTCACGTATGATGCAACCAATAAGGCTATCAAGATTGATGGCAATCTCTATGCCACAGGCGGTATCACGGCATACGGAGCAGGAGCTTCTACCACGGGCGGTGGTGGCGGCTTGAACGGCAGTGTGAAGAGTTATTCAAATGCCTTGAAGCTTACATCAGAATCGCTGAGTGAGATTGCCTCTGCCTACTCCATCAAGGCTCTTGATTCTCGTATCTCCAGCTTGGAAGGTGGTAGTGCTACTGCTATTTCTGTCAGCGGTAGCGGTAATGCGGTTACGTCTGTCACCAAGAATGGTACTACTATCAGCGTAGTTAAAGGTAGTACGTTCTTAACTAGTCATCAGTCACTTGATGGTTACGTTAATGCAATATCTGTAAGTGGAAGTGGGAATGCTATCACGTCTGTATCTAAAAGCGGAAAGGGTATTACATTTACTAAAGGTGCTACATTTTTAACTTCTCACCAAAGTCTTGCTAACTATTATACCAAAAGTAGTGTAGATTCACTTCTTAGTGGTAAGTCGGCAACTAGTCATACACATAGTGTTAAGATTAACGGTGTTACTAAAACTATTGCAGCTACTGGTGGAACTGCTGTAGATTTAGGAACTTATCTTACTTCTCATCAAAGTCTTGCAGATTATGCTAAGAAGAGTGAAATACCTACAAAAGTAAGTCAACTTACTAATGATACTGGTTATATTACTTCTAGTGGAAGTTGTGCTTATGCTACAAGTGCAGGTAATGCTGACAAGGTTGATGGTGTTCATGTTACTTGGGCAGGTGCACTAACTTCTACTTCACATTTAGTTGCTTGGGAATCAGATGGTTCAGCTCTTAGAGACATACACTCTGCTAATGTTACTGTAGGTAATTCTGATAAATTAGATGGTATTCATGCTAATGGACTTCTTACTGCTCTATCTAATTCTGATAAGGGAATTAGTATAACAGTTGGTGGAACAACTAAAAGTGTTTCGAACATTAGTGTTAATTATGCTAGTAGTGCTGGTAATGCAGATACTGTAGATGGTTATCATGTTAATGGCAGTAATGTTGCACCCTATGGACATATACCTAGTATAGGAAACGATGGAGTAATGGAAGTAGGAAAATATATTGACTTTCATAATGATAATAGCGGTAAATATGATTTTTCTACTAGATTACAAACTACTGGTAATTATGGAAATTCAATTAACCTTCCATCAGCAAGTGGTACATTAGCTTTAACATCTGATAATGTAGCTTCTGCGACTAAACTTCAAACTCCTAGAACTATTTGGGGTCAAAGTTTTGATGGTACTGGTAATGTAAGTGGTTCTTTATCAGAAGTTGGTAATATACAATTTAGTGCAGATAATTCTTATAGTATTGGAACAACTACTTCAGAAGCGGCTCACACTTATACAAGACAAGTATGGGCTAGATATTTAAATGCTAGTCGAGTTTATGCTGGTGATACTAATTTATATATTGGTTATAGTAATACTGCGCAAGTAAGGTTCTTTTCAGGTACTAAACAATCTGGAGATGGCTCTAATGAACGAATGACTATATCAACTAATGGTAATGTTGGTATTGGAACTGCTGTACCTGCTTATAAACTTCATGTTGTAGGCAATATTTATGCTTCAAGTAGTATTAGAACTGCTGCTCAAAATCAAGCTATAATATTAAGTAATGATGTCAGTCATGCTTGGATTAGTGCTCTTGATGGTCAAGTAATATTCAATACTGGTAAAGCTATTCGTTTTGGTGAAACTGCTTGGGATTGGAATCAATGGGCTGGTCTTAAATATACTCATTCTGATAAAACTATTTATCTTGGTATAGCTAATGGTTCTATATTTAATGCTAATAGTGCACAAAGTAATGGTACACTTAGACTTGCAGGTATTACAACTATAACTCCTGATAGTGGAGCTAGAATTGGAGGTAGTGGCGGTAATTTATATTTAGGTAATGCTAATAATTCTGGTTGGGTATGTACTCAAGATATATGTAGTCAAACTAATTCTAGTCTTTGGTCTATAAGACAAGATGGTAATGCTTATTTTAAAAATATTTATTCAGGTGCTGCTACTATTAATGGTAATTTATCAGTTGATGGTTTAATATCTAATAAAGGTATACTACCTGCAAATTATGAATTTAATAATAAAGGAACTAGTTGTTATGTTTCAGCTGATGCTTTATGTTCTGGAATTACTGCTATTACTGATAGTATACAAGTTAATCAAGTAACTGTACAATATTCTAACGATAGCGGTAATAGTTGGACTAATTATCCTATGGGTAATGATGCTAAATTTAATCTATATACTAGTAATGCAGGTTTAAATCAAGTTTATTTAGGTTATAATGTTATCACTGGTAATAATGATGCTGAGAAATTAGCTCAAGTAAAAAAGAATGAATTAATGGTTACTTTTGAAATCCCTAACAATTGTTACTCTCAAGTTTATTTTGCTAGTGTTGATATGTCAAACGGTGTTGGTGTTACTTGTACTGTAGAATTTATAAATAGTAATGGTGTTATAACTAATACTTTTACTAAACTTATGACTGGATGGAATCAACTTAATTATATAAATCTATCTAATGGTAACGAAGGTTTTCCTGTAGGAAACAATAATAGAAGATATATTAGATTTAAGTTTAAACACGACCAAAATACTACTGCATTACGTAATGCTCAAATATATAGAATACGAATATTTGCTTTTACTAAGTATTCATATCCTACTGATAGATTTATGGGTCATACAGGTCATATATATAATTTCGATTATAATATGAATACTTACTTCCCTAATAGTATTCTTGCTAAAGGTGGAGTTACAGCTTATCAATCTTCTGATATCCGCTTAAAGCAGGATTTGCGGAAGCTGGACTACTTGGGTATCATCAAGGCAATGGGTGGCACTTATGGCTTCGCTTGGAAGAAGGACAACACAAGGTCTATCGGTTGGATTGCCCAACACGTCTTGTGCAACCCTCACTTAAAGGACATCGTGGAGACAGACGAGAATGGCTACTACAAGATTAACTACTGGTCTCCGAAGCTGATTGCAACGGCATTCGGTGCTATCGAGCAGGTTGGCGATGAGGTCAGCAGGTTGAAGGCTCGGGTGGTCTTCCTTGAATCAGAGGTTCAGCGATTGAGTGGAGATAAGGAAGACTGCAACAAGAAGAGATTAGATAACAAGAATATTAATTCATTAAATTAGATTAGAAAATGGAAAATTTAAAGATTAACAAGAAGAGTGAACAGACAGCTGCCACTTATACCAAGGGCGGCTACCGAGTAGAAATCACCTACAATGTTGACAAGACGGGTGGCAACATTGAGAGCATCAATATGAGTATCTATGGTGATCCAAATGGTAATTATCTCGGCAATGCGAACGCCAGCTCCAACGGCAGCGAGCTGACCTACAACATCAGCGGTGTTCCGCAGAGCAAGCTCAGTGAGGTATCAGCATTGATTAAGGAGGTCAATTCCGCTATCGCCGCTAATATGGCAAGCGAGGCAGCAGAGTAAGTATCGTGAGTATTAACGCAGGGTGGCTCTTATAGAGCTGCCTTGCCTAGTGTTCAATGTAACAGTAGAGCGAGTTGTTACTAAAGAAGTTGTAACAGAATTAGAAACTAAAGTTGAATATTAAAAAAAATAAAGATTATGTCTTACAATAGTGAAAACGGAATTATTAGTGCTCCTGTTAGCATTGATGATGTTAAACGAGCTCTTGGAGAGAGTAGCAATGACCTTGCTACTCTTTGTAAGAGTGAAAATATAAATATATGGAGTAAGTATAAACCTATTAGTTGTAAAGGTGAATTTAAAGAATATCCTATTAGAGAAGACTCTGAGGAAATAGTAACATCTTCATATAATAAATATACTTGTGTTGTTCGTTGTGGTATGAATATACCTATAGATACTTATAGGAACTTATGTAATAATTATGGAGGAGAAGGCTTTGCAATTAAAGCATGTGAATATCTTTATTATGATAATGTATATGGATATAACGGTATTGATAAAGATGCAAGTACTAATTTGCATAATGTATATGCTTCAGGAAAACATTTTCCAAAAGGTGGTGCTAATTCTCCTTATAGATTAGGTGATTTTAGAAACTATAATAGTAAAGCAATACGTAATATGTTCCAATCTTCTATTCCTGCGTTACTTAATGTTGAAATTTATCATTCTTCAACTCCTAAATTTAATTGTGTTCTATATATGAATACAAGTGTTGATAATAACACAAATCTTACTATGGATGATATAATAACTGATTTATCTTTAGCTTGGTCTTTTTGGATTCAAATTTGTTATGATTCACCATATAATACTACTGATAAGATTTATAAAAATTATTATGTTGGTAATTGCCAAAAACCAACAGGTTTTATATATGCAAGTAGAGAAATAACTTTTGATGTAGGTAATGATAAAGATGTTACTATTGTACCTTTTTTAGCATATACTCGTAATGCAACTTTATATGATAATACAAAAATAATTTTTATATCTCCTCCGGGTTTTATTAGTTTTAAATATTATCCTAGACAAATTAATATGGAAAGTATTAAAAGTGGTTCTAGTGGTTTTGTTGATTTCTCATCGTTGAGAGAATTAGTTGGTGCTACTTGTATTTGTAAAGCTAAAATATATAAACTTCCTGATGCTACATTTACAGTTAATGATGGTATATTTAGAAGTGTTTGTGCTTATGGTAATAATAAGACAACATACGGAAGAGGTTATGTATCTAATAGCTCTGGTCAAGGTACAGGCTCTGTAACTATTCCTAAAGGTGATAGAACAGATTATGTTGAAATATATATAAGATTTGATAATGTTTATGAAGGAGGTTATTATGGACAAATGTGTCAATTATCTTTTGAAATTAATATAGATGGTGGATGGAAACAAGTTCCTCCAGGAGGTAGTTATATTATGCATTAAAATGTAGATGTTCTTAATATAATAAATGTGCTAGAAACGTATTTGTGGTTTACGTTCTCACCGAGAAAGCAGACACGTTGCGACCTAGTGATTACCCAACGTGGGGAAGCTGATTAAATTCGTAATTTTTGCTCCTCCTGCATTGCTATTCGGAATTATTTTCTTAACTTTGCACTGTTAATAGGAAAGGTATTCTGCTATGGCAATCTGGAGAAGAATATTGTATAACATAAAAATAAAGAAACAATTATGAAAAAGATTAAGACAATCGAGGCTGTTGCAGCCTACAGAACATTGAAGGCATTGAAGACATCATCAATGAGTGATGATGCCGCTATGCGAGTTTGGAAGAATATGAAGGCTCTGCGCCACGTAGCCGATACCTACGACAAGGATGTGGAGGAAGCACAGGAGAGCTTGAAGGACGATAAGTTCGAGGAGATGCAGCGCAAGCTTCAGGAGTGCCAGCAGCTAGAGCAGAAGCACGCCGATGAGGGATACGAATATAACAAGGACGATTCAGCCAAGTTTGCGGAGGTCAATCAGTACTTTTTTAATCAGAAGCAGAAGACAGAGAAGTACTTCTCAGACCTTGCCAATGCCGAGGTAGAGGTAGCCATCGAGGCAGTTGAAGAGAAAGAGCTTTTCAAGGCTGCTAAGGATTGCGGCTTGAAGTTCGCTGATATGGAGAGCCTTGAGGTTGTGATAGGATAAACACTGATAGCGTTAGAATTTGGCAAGAAAGCCGTTCTAACGCTATTTTTGCAGCCATCTACTTTCAGATTGTTACTTTTTATAAAGTTTAACACAAAAATATTCTCATTTTCGCTGGTTTTGTGCAAAAGAGTGTATCTTTGCAACATCATTTAATTTAAATCAACCCTATAAATTAGCAAATTATGACTAAAGAAGACGAAGCCGAAGTTCAACGGCTATTGAATAATGTGGACGTTACCGAGCTGATGGATATGCTTAAGAAGCATGGTAATCGGTATAGCAGGAGAATACTAAAGTTTTTTCGCTGGTTCTGCAAGTATGTGCCTATCATTATTATGTGCTTTCATGCTTATGGAATATGTGAGTTCTCTCAGCATCCCCGTGAGATGTTTATCCCCTATAATGAAAATATGCCTTGCTATATCTTTATTTATTTCATGGTTTACGTCCTGCCGATGGTGACGATACTTGCAAGTAGATTTTTCTTCTTGTGCCAGTGGTATCGCATTCCATTTATATACTTCTTAGGCATCAATGCGGCTCATATTGTAGAGTGGAGTTGGTACACAACTAAAGATATGGTGGATTCATGCTTTACGGTCATGGTCGTGACAACTATATTCTATTTGTATAGCTTTGCTAGAATGTTTGTTAATGATACGAAACTAGGACGTAAAATTTGTGCATAAGATATGGGAAAGATATTAAGTTATAAGTTGCTAGGTACAGCTTTGAAGTCGTTGGCTGATGCTTGCTTTAAAGCTGACGAGCAACAGCGAAATGGTGAGGTCATCACCGCTTGCGGAATGAGTGACGATGACCTAGATAGATTGTGTGACATTATCCCCGATATGCTCAATCCTATGATGAGCACCGAGGAGGTCAAGGAGAAACTGCACGTTTCTGATGCAACATTGAATCGTATGGTTGCTAGGGGTGATATTCCGAACGGAGAATGCAAGAAGCGTGGGCACACCCGATATTTTAAGAAGTGGGATATACTACACTATATAAAAAGTAAGAGAAAATAACGTATAAGCCCTATCGCAGTACGGATAAGCGAGCATATATGAGTATGGATTATATGTTTTGTACTTTGATTATAGTAGCGATACTGGTAATCGTTAACAGCACGTTCATTGCATACCTGTACCTTTCCTATAAGTATAAAACGATAGATAAGTTCTTCATGGCTTGGGTGACATCATCAACTATGATATTGATAATGTGGTTCGGGGAAGGATTGTATCTGTATCTAACAAATTAATGATGAAAAATTTGGTGGTTTCGGAATTATTGTCTATATTTGCAGTGCTTTTTAGAGCAGCACTTTTAAGAGCATCGCATTTCCGAGCAGGAATGTAATATTCCCCTATACTACGCCAATAGTATAGGGGAATTTTGCTTCTACTTCTATCCTAATAGTTGAACATGTAAGTGTTCCTTACAAGTTGAGTAAGAGAGGTAAGTGATTGCCTCTCTTTTTTGTTTCAGTTTGCGTGAGTGACGTTGCAATTTTTGCAACAGTCACTCTGACTTTCCCTTTTTTTGTTTTTACATTTTCAAGAAGTCTTCTATATCTATGTACTCAATACCGAAATTCTCCGCACATTGTTTGTCGGAGTCCGAGAAGTCACCTTCTTTTCCGCTAGCATCACCTATCATTATCAGCTCACTTTTCTTCCAAGAAGAATACGACTCAAGCATTCCTGTATTTGGCTTTCTCATTCCTATCTCTGCATGCGATGGGCAATACATAGAGTTGACGAAGATATTTCGTCCGGTATGATTGCGAAGATATTTTTGCATAAAGCTTTCAATAGCCTTTATCTTTCCGATGAAATCCTGTTCGTCAACAAATTGAGGGATGCCTCCTTGGTTTGAGACTATTTCCACATAGTAAAGAGTAGGGAATGCATCTACAATCTTATCCAAAACCTCTTTACGGATTTTGAAATCTGTTACATCTGTAGGAAAGGTGTTTCCTGATATAGTTGTAATAATCGTGTCGTCTAAATCAATGAATAATACTTTTTTCTTGATTAAATATCCTTTTTCTGTCATAATTTTGCTTTTTTCTATATTGATATATTAATATCTTTATCTACGAAAATTAAGTTTGTAAAACACAGTTGTTCCGGTGTGTCTCACCATTTTTATTACAATGCAAAGATACGACAAAAAAGATGGCCTTGCAAATAAATTAATGCAAATTTTAAAACGTTATCTGTTTTTAATGAAATCATTAACAATTCTCTCTATGGTGTCTTGCTTGATAGCTATAGGGGCATCACCTTGATATTCTATCACTTGGTTGCCGCATTCCTTCCAAAATAGGTTGCTATTGATGCGTTCGCCATCTACCAAGATCCAATCCGGATGATGTTCAAACGAATGCATATTAGTTAGCGGAACGAGAATGAATAATTTATTCTCCATCTTGTTTACGAGTACCGACAAGTCATTATCATCAAATGTAATGATAACTCGATTTTCATTCTCAGATAGAACGTTAAAATCCTCATTAAAACGTTCATAAAGGTAATTTTTGATTTTCGAACAACTCATATTCTTGTAATTTTATAGGAGGGCAGATGGAAAAATCCAAGGTCTGCCCGCCAAGTTAAACTTATAAGGAAATCTTCTATAATATCGACTGACAGAGCCATCCCATAAGATAGCATGGTTCTTCGCCTTGCATATCTATTCCCAGATGGTTGCATATATGTGCTACTACATGAAACATTTCATGTGTGAGACTATTTATATACTCACCTTCAGAAGTAGATTTGCAAATGAGCACAACACTTGTTTTCTTTGAAACATTTGTGTATGTCAATCCTTTGTTTGAAGAATCGGTTGAAATGTGGTCGTATGCATCCAATAATGGTTGCCCCTTACAATCAATGGAACTTAGTAAGTCCATAGCTTCGTCAACATCTTCTTGATTAGCTACATGACATACAATCACATTCCAATCGTATTTCTCCAAGTAAATTTCTTGTTTAATCATAATACATCATCCCATGGAATGCCGATACCATTATGGTTGCAATCGGCATAAAATCTATTGAAAATAAATCCGTCCGCTTGGTCTGGGTCATCCACCATATCCTTAATGAATTGAGCCAAAGCAGCTTCGTCTTTTAAAGAAGACTTAAAGAAATCGGCTCTAGCCATGTTTGCGACATAAACGAAATCGTAATTGTCGGCATTCTCCAACTTTACGTTGTTGACTTTAAGAAGTTCCTCGACTGTATCTTTTTCTGTCGGTTCAACTTTTTCGAGCTTACCAGTTGTTGCGTTTGTCTTGCGCATTAAGGTAATAGCCCAGTCGCACATCTTTTTATTGAAGTGCCAGCCATTGTAGCGAAGGTATGCAATCATCCCTTCCGGCTTCATATCGTATGCGTCAAGTGGTATTTTGTATCTTCCCATAATAAAAGCTTTTAAAGGAGGTGGAGATTTCTCCCCACCTCAAAGTGTAATACTAATAGCGATAACCGCCACCTCTGCGACCACCATGTCTTTCACCATAGCGGTCATCATCGTCATCCCAATTGTCTCGGTAATCCGGCATTGGGTTTCTGTGACCCATTCGTCCATACTTGTCATCCCCCATTTCATCAATGCAGTGCATGAGTTTACCACCATACTTAAGCATCTTCTCTACAAGTTCTGACATTTCATTTACCTTGTTTTCGGTAATTTCTATCATGTATCCCATAATGATTTACTTTTTTGTATTAACTTTTTCCAAAGCCACTGACAACATAGACTTAATATCGGTCAAAGTTCCCTTCATTCCGCTAACCTCGCTTTTGAGGTTATTGATGTCTTCTTCCTGTTGTCTGTCTTTGGCTATTTGTGGATTCAATACGGCACGCATCTTTGCGCACTCTTCCATAACCTTTTTGTGGTATGGCTCGCTTTCCACAATCTCCTTAGAATGCCGATACATAGCCTCAACTTCCGCATCCATAGCTTCACGGCTTTCAGAAACCACGAGGTTTTCCGAATTTGCGATTTGCATATTGGATGGGAGTTGTTTGAACTCCATTTGTTCATTAGGCAATTTTACGACAACATCAACGGTAGTCTCCATTGGTTGTGGGTTGAATTGCCCAGGAGTATATGTCGGGAACTTAGGTTGTGGGTTACTGACCGATACAACCTGTCCGATTTTAAGACTTGGGTTTTCACCCTTGTCAAGCACATAGAATATGCTGTTAGGTCGAAGTCCTTGAAACATAGCTTTGTAATGTTAATTGTTAAACAATACCCGTCATTAACTGAAGGGTGTTAGTATCTCGCTCGAACCAAAACTGATAAACTCCAGTTCCTGCAATGTCGGCTACCGTCAAAGGATTGCCGTTGAACTTAGTTACAGCTTGGGTTACGCCATTGGTCTCGAAAAGGATTGGCAGCGTATTTGTCGTACCAGTCGGAATAGCTTGATGTAGGTTCACAAAGATAGTTCCCCTATAGTTAGCATTCACGAAGGCGTGGTTTCTGAACGAGAAAACGACATTTTCGGTGTTCACCACCACGCCTGTAGATGCGATAGCTGCCGAGCCGTTACGATTAACCCATGCAAAAGGTCTCATCCATAACATAGCAGCCTCCTTTCCTAATTAACCCCAAAAGCTTGCATTGTTGACACCATTCAGACCATATAAGCCTGTTTGCCAAGCAACACAATTTGGAACAGCAGTAAATGGACTGTAGCTGGTTGTGACAGTTGATGGAAGCTTACACTTGATACCATCTACCTCTTTTTGCAAGCCAGCTAACATAGCGTTGACAGGTGCCATAGCTTGACCTACAATCTGCGAAGTCATGGCAGAAGACTTATAAGTTCCATTCTCTTCACGAAGATGGTCTATCTTGTCCTGCATATCTCTGAGTTCTGCTTGGCGTTGGCCATTAACTACGGTCTGAGTACTATCTTTAATAGCATTCAAAATGTCGCATGTCTGACCCTTGGTTTCGAAAGCAACATTAGAAAAACCTCGTTCCTGACTTACGGCTACATTGTTGATGGCATTCTGCAAAGTGCCAGTCTGCTGACACATAGCCAACTTGACGTTTCCGTCCATAGCCGTAATATTGTTATTTACACGGCAGCAGCAATCAGCGAGTTGTGATGCAATCTGCATGTTACCTTGCTGAAGAGCGTTGATGGTTTGCATTCCGCTCATGCCTACTTGGTTGCCCACGTTCTGAACTTGGGTTGTCAAAGCAGAGATTGCTTGTTGAATCTGTCCTTCAGTACAGTTGAGCTGAGTAGCGAGATTACTGAGTGCATTACGATTGCCACCGATTGCATCCATAAGCAAGGAACGACCATAGTCGTTGTTGATTTCATTGGCAAGACCTGCGCCATTGCCACGACCACCAAAGCCGAAGCCATTACCGCCCCAACCACAGAAGCAAAGGATAAAGAGCAGCCAAATGAACCAAGAACCATCGCCATTGCCGAATCCGTTATTACCCTTCATCGCAAGAAGAACGTTTGGGTCAACGCCTCTCTGTTGGAGCAAAGGAGCTATCAAGCTCATCATTCCTCCATTGTTACCTGAACCCTCTGGATTAAAAACATAAGTTTTTGATGTCTCCATAAGAATAATCTTTTTGTGTTAAACCTTTATTAAACTAACTCTATGTAACGTTACGGCTGCAAAGTTACGAATAATAAGCAAAAGGTTTAATAACTCTATCAAACTTTCTTTTAATCGCTAATAATCAATAAGTTAATGTGATAGGAGGTAATATCATACTCTCGAATGCATGAAAAACAAAGGCTTGTTTGCAAATTCCGTTTGCAGAAAACGAAAAATGCAAACGGAACTGCAAACGGAAATTAAGCACGCACAAACTTGAAACCAAATTTTTCAGTATAGTATTCCTCTTTAGGGTGTCTTTTTGTCTCGGAGTCATAGCAGAGAATAAACGGCTCACCCTTAGAGTAGAAATAGTTATAAGACTTTCGCAAATACATCTTTGCATTCAAAGCCTTTGGGGAGAGCTTTCTTATTCTTAACCTAGTTTCTTGAGGCTTACCCGACATTACTCTAAGTTCATCCATTTTGTATTGCATGTGAAGTTTTCTTCCTTTGCTTGCATATCTTTCTTTATTCCAATAGTCTCTTAGAGACTTGTTTCGTTCTTTACGAATTCTATTTATCGTTTCTACATTGTGTTTTAAACCAAGCTTACTGACTTGTCCTAATATTGTAGACTGAGGAATATTCGTTACTTCTGAGATTTCTCTCGCTGTCATCGTTTTGTACATGTCGGAGATTTTGCGGATAGTCTCATTATTCAATTTATTGTCTATTTTCGTACCACCTAAAATAGTGATATACTTATATAATGTATGTAAGGTTACACCAGCAGCCTTGGCTACTTCCTTTCGTGGGTAGTCGTTGATGTGGACGTTGATATAGTCCATCTGTTCTTGTGTTAATCTTCTTGGCATTCTTCGTCCTCCTCAAAAGAAAATCCGTATTTGTTCTTGTAGAATTCTTCATCCATTCTGCGAGTATTCCGGTCATAACCTAAGATGTATGGTTCACCTTCAAACGCAAAATACCCATACTTATTTATAAGATGGTACTTGGCATGATATGATTTTATCGGCATTTCTGAAAATTTGAATTTCGTCTGCTGCGGAATACAAGATATAACTCGGAATTTCTCCATCTGCATAGTTCTTTGCCAGCTTTTCACCCTTTTGCCAATAGTTGCTTTATCATATGCTTTTTTTAAGTTAGCCAAACTATTCTTTTTAAGTCTTTCGATAGTTTCTTCTGAATGAGTAAGCTTTAGTCTTTTTGCCGCCTTTCCTACTGTAGATGGATGACACCCTACAATCTCGGCAATCTCCCTGACCGAATGGTCAGGATAAAGCATTGTGATTTGCTCGTCACGCTTCTTGTTGGGTTGCGGAACAGGTCTTTTATGTTCGATTTTACAATTGCAATCATGTAGAATCTTATACAAGAATTTCACGCTGACACCCATTCTTTGTGCCAACTTGTATCTTGGTCGTTCATTTATGTGCGCCTTAATAAAGTTTATTGTGTCTTGTTCTATAACTTTCATTTTTATTCAGTTTTTGTGGTGTGTCTCACCTGTTTTTTGCAAAGGTAATTAGATTTTGTTGAAAAAGCAAATATTTTAATGTGTAATAACTTAGTTTAAGGAAATATTTAATTATTTGCACAAAAATTAATTGTGCGGTTATCCGGTTAGGCTGTTTACACATTATTATATATAAATTACTATCTTTGCAACAAAAACACGAGAAAATGACAGCGGAAACTATTCAATTGATACAGACAGGAATTAATCTTCTTTGCGCATCGGGAGTTATCTCTACGTTGCTGTACTATAATAGTAGAAAGCGAAAGGAGGCGGCACTCGCATCACAGGAAGAGAATAAGACTATTTCATCATATGCCGATGAGTGGAAGGCTCTCTATGAACGTTCCAACGAGTCGGTCGTTAATCTTAACAGTAAAATAGATGAATTGTATGAGGAAATCAATCAGTATCGTATTACCATACGCAATCTTAGGGATGAGAAGAACGATTTGAAGCTTGCCTTGCATGAAGCACAATGGAACAGATGCATCAAGGATGGATGCCAACTTAGAACCCCACCAAGAAAGCGAGAATCCTTAGAAACGTTGGTTGAAAAGGAAGAAAATGAGATATATCGTGACAGGGAGGATTAAAATATGGTTAAGTATCTGAAATTACTCATACAAGTTAATAGCGGACATTCAAGCAAGGCATTCTTCTTAGTGTCCGTTACTCTGATAGGTCTCTTGATGCTCCTGGTTGTCTGCTTTATCTTAGTGTGGGAAGTGGTAACTTATGGGACGATCAAGACCGATTTGATGGGGTTAAGTGCATTTGTTGGTAGTGTAGCTAGTTTGTTCGTCACGGCTGGCATTACCAAGACGATAGGGGAACGTGGCGAACATCAAAACATAAACGACAAATAGACTATGGCAGACTCAAGTATTTTACAACCATTCATCCTCTCATTCGAGGGTGGATATTCTAACAAAAAGAGTGATAGGGGAGGCGCAACGATGAAAGGCGTGACTCTAGAGACGTTCCGTAAAGTTTATGGTGCTAGTAAGACTGCATCGGACTTGAAGAAGATAACTGATGAACAATGGCATCACATATTCAAGAAATATTATTGGGATGCTTGCAAGGCTGACCAAATCAACAACCAGTCTGTGGCTAATCTCTTGGTTGACTTTGCTTATAATAGTGGAGTAAGCAGAGCCGTACAAAAGATTCAAACTATCGTAGGAACAAAAGCTGATGGCATCATGGGCAATATGACCTTAGCTGCTATCAATTCATACAAACAAGGTCAATGGGCGTTGTTCGATAAGCTGAAGGTGTCACGAATTGCCTTTCTCAATGCGATTGTGAACAATGACCCAAAGCAAAGTGTGAACCTGCATGGATGGCTTCGCAGGGTTGGAAATATACAATATGGAAAGCTCGTATGTAATACCGGAAAGATAATCACTTGGTAATCTTACGAGACACAGGCTCAACTAAGGCATTAGTAAGACCATCATTCTTAATTGGGTGGTGGTTTTTTCTTCACTTTTGAAATTTTGAAAAAGAAAGAGTGGGCGAAGAAATCGTTCCTTTTGGTTTTATTTGTACCTTTGCACTCAAAAAGGAGGTTGATATGGAGCTTAGATTTGACTGGTGGCGTTGGCTCGTTACCATATTGGTAGGTTTCTTCATCATGCTGATGATGTACGGATGCCGGACAACAAGATATATAGAAGTGGAAAAGGTGGTGCGAGACACTACTACTTACGCCCATTGGGACTCAATTATCAACGAAAGGGTCAAGCTTATTCGGGACAGCTTGCTATCTTATCATTGGGAGCAGACCGAAAAACAGGTTAAGGATTCCACATACATCAAGGATGATGTCAAGACAAGGGTAGATGAGAGTGGTAAGGTGCTAGGTAAGGATTCTACTCATATAGAGATTAGATACAGGGACAGCAAGGAACTATCCAAGGTTCGTGATAGCCTTATTCATTATAAGGAGATAGCAGAGCGAGCGAGTATATATAAGGCTCAGAGGGATAGCCTAAACAGAGAATTGAGTATCGCCCAGACCAAAAAGGAATATATTGAGAAAGACTTGGAGGGATGGGATTTGTTCTATTGGAAATTCGGTATGATTTCCTTTTGGGTCGTTTCCTTAATGCTGGTTACAATGATTTTCTTTTTCACGGTAAAATATAAGAAAAAGTTATTTTATTAGGTTGGTTTTTAGTTATTAAGGTTTTAGATTGGTTTAAGGTAACAACTTATGGAGCAGCTGCCAGTGATGGTGGTTGCTCTCTTTTTTTGTCTTGAAAATGCCTTAGAGTGTCAAATGTTAAAATTGCAAGCGGTTTAATGTATTTATAGTTTCGTATATGTAATTAAAATTGTATTTTGTGTTAAAAATGCGCAATCGAAGTAAAATAACGCACTAAAGACCTTGCAGTATGAAAATGAATTAGTATCTTTGCAGCGTGCTTTGTTGGTGCTGACACGCTTACAAGAATCAATAAGATTTTCCGTGGCGAAAGCCATACCACGATAATCCTTACCTAGATTTCGGTGTCAGACGAATGAAGGGTAAGGATTTCTTTTTAGAATCCTTGTTTTGAGTCGAAACATTCTTAGATTGCTCTAGGTTAGCAATGGGCAATAATTGTTGGAGTAGGCGAAACACAGATAAGGTAAACAAATAAGGAATTTATGGGAAAGCATTATTTACACATACGTATGGACTTGGTAAAGAAGTATACCTATGGTGCGTCATCGCAAGAAGTGAAAGCGCACAAGGAGACTCTTTGCTTTGCCATTTGGTGTAAGATGCAACGCAGAAATTCTGTAATATTTAACTTAACCATCAAGGATGTAAAGAAAAAACTCGGTGTAGGCTATCCAAAGGCAAGAAAATTGCTAAAGGATGTCAAGGAGGATGGACTCTTTACAGAACTTGGTAACGGGCGATTTATCGTGAATACGTTCCGTGATAAAGAAAAGAAGCCCAATAAAAAGGGCGGTCGCTTTCAAGGGGCTTACGTTTGTCGTATTCCTATTAATAAGGACTATAAGCTAAAGGAGTTATATTCTATAGTCAACAATATTTTGTACACATCGGTTATTAGTGGTGCTCGTCAAGACTGTTTTAACGTTGGCAACAATGATTGTGCTTGGCATCAACTAACTACTAACTCGTTTGCAAAGGTTGTGAATATGGGTCATGGCTCTATATGCCGAATCAAGAAGAATCTTATCTGCGAAGGTAAGATTAAGTCCACGTATGCGGAAATGCACATGGCAGATGATAGAAACGAGGGAGAGATGGAACGAACATTGCAAAGGTTTGGTCGTAGGAACTTTACGTTTAACGTAGGTAACCTGCACTATTTAATTATACCTTGCTCTTACTCTTTTGGAGACCGAGAGACTTCTATTGCTATCAAGCACAGAATCTATGGTTATAAATTGAAGGGACATCGAATGCAAATAAAGGAAAATGGCACAATAGGAAATCTACCTGATGACTTCTATGGTGGGTAAGTTCTATTTTGGACATTTTCATATTAGTAGTTAGTTGGAATAAGTATAGGAGTCTTTAAGAGGCTAACGTGTTCCTTGATATATTACGTGTTATTATTATATATACGAGATTATGAAGAAGATAGAAGAAAAGTACTTGGAATCAGAACATCAAGTTAGAGCTTATGATGTTTATCTGAGTTCATATCGTGTGAAAGGTGCAAATCGAGTGTTGGCTTATAGTCGATTGTATGATGGTGACAAATTCATTCGTGACAACTTCCTGGTCAACGAGCAACAAGCCGACAAAATAGAGGCTATGTTTGACTTGGTTAATAGAATATTGGAAACTTGTAAGGATATAGACTTGTTTACGATTCGTGTTTCAAACAAAACTTTTGCGAATTTAGTGAAGAATGCTGACTTTGCGGAAGAGTCTAATCGCTACTTTGGCAATATATCTAGATTTAAACGTCTGCTTGGCAAGAGGGAGGTGATAATTGTTATTCCCAATTGGTGTACCGCAAACAAAAAAGATTATGCTATTGACGAAATGGCAAAGGATTTGTATGCGAAGATACCATCTTCCCGAATCTTTTCGGGTTTCTGTATAAAGAAAAATTGGATAGAAAAGGGCTTTATCGAAGATTTGTGGGACTTGTTATGGAAAAACGAATGGAGACAGAAAGATGGAAACTATTGTGATGATTGGCGAACATTGGCAGGTGCTTACAACTCCGTTTTGCGAACAGGCAAGAATGCAAAGTATGGAAAGGTTCAACCTAAGAAAGAAGAAACTGTTGTGGAAAGAAAAAGGCTTCTTCCAAACTATATTTGCTATACAGATGGTAGCTGCGATAACTATTCCACCCATAAGGCAGGTGGTTCTGCGTATATTGTTGTGAATACATCTACAGGTGAACTTGAAAAGGTCAAGACACACCATTGCTTGCATACTACCAATAATAGAATGGAGATGTTAGCGATAATATCAGCCGTTAATTATTGCCCGAAAGGTTCTGTCATAGAGGTTCGAAGTGATTCCAAGTACGCATTAAAGATGTTCCGATATACAGATTGGGAAATAGGCGCAGATATAAAGAACACAGATTTAATCAAGTTGTATCGTAAGTGTGCAAAGGATAAGCTTGTTATTTTGACTTGGGTAAAGGGACATAATGGCGATGATTTGAACGAGCAAGCGGATTGCTTGGCTTTTGGTGCATATGAGAAAGCATTAAAAGAGAATGGCTTACCAATGGCTCCTGAGAAGTATCGTGCTATGAGACGAGGCAAGCAGACGGTGTTTGAAACAGATAATTAAAGATAAATTTGATTTATTATGAAAGAGTTAAGTTTTGATAAGCTATACGTAAAGTTTAGCAATTTATATTGTGAGTATCGTAGTAGAAAGCAATTCTTGAAGTGGTTGAAATCCTCAAAGAATCTTTCTGAAGAGTTGTTTGAAGTAACGCCAAGTGAAGGTGGTTCGTTTGACGTTGTGTTGTCTTTTGAAGAGATAAAGGATGTATTCCCGATTATGGAGAATTCATTGCCTAAGTACGAAAACGATATAAAGCAAGTTCTTTTGGCTATAAAGGAAATGGGACAGCTTGAAGTTGCAAAGATATGGCATGAGGATGATTGGGGTGATGGCTTTGTAGAGGATTTTTGTAAAACCCATGATATTTAATGAAGATACGGACGTTTGAACTTTGTGCCGGATATGACTCTCAACTGATGGCTTTAGAGCGGTTGAAGAAGAAATATTCTGATTTCGATTACGAGTGCATCGGATGGTCTGAGATAGAGCCAAATGCAATAGCTTTGCATAATGCTTGCTTTCCTAGTCTATCCGGCAAGAACTTTGGTGACATGACCAAGATAGATTGGAGCAAGGTAGCCGATTTTGACTTGCTGACATATTCAACACCTTGCCAGTCTGTTTCGCAAGCCGGAAAGCAGAAAGGAATAGAGGAGGGAAGCAATACACGTTCCTCTATCCTTTGGTTCACAAGAAACGCCATTATTACCAAGAGGCCGAAATACCTCTTGATGGAGAATGTAGAGGCTTTGGTTCAAACAAAGTTCATAGGGTTCTTTAACAAGTGGCGCAAGGAGTTAGAATCATATGGATATATCAACTTCGCTAAGGTGGTAAATGCAGCCGACTGCGGTGTTCCTCAGAACAGAAAGCGTGTATTCATGCTCTCTATACGAAACGATGGTGATAAGATAGATTATCATTTTCCGAGAAAGACAAAACTAGAGAAACACTTGGTTGATGTCTTGGAGGAAAATGTGGATGAGAAGTACTTTTTTAGTGATGACTTGCTATGTAAAGAGAAATTTGTATCGAATGAATGGAAAGAACCTATGAGTGCAGCTATAAGAACTCGTTCTGAGGGGAAGTGGATAAAAGGCGAAAAGCATAGTTCAAAGGTCGAACTTGGAAAGAACATAGCCAATACCATTACATCTGCGAGCAAGGACTCCTTGGTTGTGCTTGGAGAGACAAGGTTGCGCATTAGGCGTTTGACTCCGAGAGAACTCTTCCGCTTAATGAACGTTGACGAAGAATACATAGACAAGATGCTTGAAAGTGGAGTGTCGAAGTCAAGTCTTCAAAAGGCTGCTGGAAATTCGATTGTCGTAGCTTGTATGGAGAGGATATTCAAGGAACTTTGGTTTTCTGAGAGTAATGTTAAAGTCGCTGATGATGGTCAGCTATGCTTATTTTAAATATTGACGATATGATGTTTTTAAATATTAACGAGAAAAAGGAGAAAGCAAATGCTATCTCATACAAGATAGATGAGTACATCTGGGGACGAAAGGATTTTGTTACCGATTGCCCCTATGGTGAGAAAGGCAGATACACCAATGCAATTAATAAAGTTGGTGATTTGGGGTGTAATACTTGCGAATGGCAGGTAAGACATGACCCAAGTACGCAAGTTGTGATGTGCTCCCATCCAAAGGTGTAGAAGAGCGAGATTAAGAAACTTTTTAAGGATATGTGATATGGATAAAGAGAAATTAAAGAATGATTACGAGAATGCTTGCAATGCTTACTTGAAGGCATTCTGTGAGAAGCATGAGTTTTACGGATTAGATAATACGGAGACATTTTGGATAGGTGGCCAAGTTGGAGGAATAGCCAATTGCGGTGATTTTACCTTCGATATGGCTACTATTGTAACTGATATAGACAAGGAAGCTCCCGAAGAAGAGTTGTTGAAGTGGTACGATTATACTATTGAAGCTAGTGAGTTCAATTTGCTTATTCCAAACTTCGATCATTGGCTTATAGGGTGTCCAAGAACACCAAGTAAATGGTTCGAGAATATGCGAGCAAAGCGCAAGGAATTTGAGGACTTGTTGAAACAAGAAAATGAAAGGTTGAAAAATGGAAAGAAGTAATCTTTTTAATCATTTGTTGAGGATATTTGATGAAGGTCTCAGTATGAATACTACCGAACTAGAATTCGGTACACTTGAAGTAACTGTAGAGAATCGAAGCCAAGACAAGAAAATCACATTCTTAGCAAAGGGCATGGAGGATGCCAAGCAGAAAGCCATGGAATGGCAGGTCGGACAAATGCTCTTGAATTGCGATGATTTCGAGGAGATTGTTATGTTCTTGGCTCAAAGAAAGAAACTTAAAAAGGAAATGTCAAATGGATAAGAATTTTAGAAGTTGTTTTTGTTGCGTCCATTTCTTGGAAATACAAATTACAAGTATAGGAAATGTTTTGAAATGCAAGAAAGGTAGCACTACGAAAGTACAAGGGAAGAGAGTGACAGAAATTGCTGCAAGGTGCAAAAACTACAAAGCGTGTGGCACACGTTAAAGAACATGGTAAGACGAATTTAAGGATACAGGTGATAGTAGCAAGAGTGTTTGAGAAAGAGAAAAATGTAAAAACTTTAAAATAAATGGTAGAAATCATATTAGATAATTAAAATACATTAATAAAATAAAGAAACACATTAAAACGCTTGCATGTTTCAAATATTCTTTGTATCTTTGCATTGTAATTAAGAAATAAAGGTTATTAATTTGAAAAGGTGAGACACACCATAAAAACTGGTGATAATGACAAAGAAAGAAATTTTAAAACAATGGCTTGATGAGCCGAAAGTGAAATATTGTGGCAGTTCAAATTTTACGTTAGGTTATGGTGATGGCTGGGATTGGGTTAAAGATACTCTACGACCAGCTATCACGAAGAATGCGATGTTCCTCAGATTCTTGGAGCATGGTTTCTGTGAGATAGAAGAATTTCTGAAATCTAAGTCCGAGAAACCGAGCGAAGAGGATTGTACCTTGTATTCTGTTGGATACAAAGATGGAGTCACTGATGCCATGATAGCAATAAAGAACAGATTTGAAATATTTAAATAGGAGGTTTTGATGGATTTAGGAAAGGCGATTAAGACAATTAGGGTAAGCAAGGGCTTGACCCAACGACAACTGAGTAAGGCTATCGGTTGTAGCGAGACAAACATGTTGTTTATGGAGACAGGAAGAACGTTTCCACGTAAGAGTAAGATTGATGCAATATGCAAGGTATTGGAGATTCCGATGTCATATTTGTTGATGTTCTCTATTACACCGGATGATATTCCGGAAGATAAGCAGAGTTTGTATACAAGCATCGTTGAGCCGATGCGTAACGAATTTATTAGGGAGTTGTTGCGATGAAGAAAGGCTATTATTTTGTGGCTAAGTATGTCAAGAATGGCATAACACGAATATGTACAGGTACACAAGAGACGATTGAAGGCTATTTTGATTTCGTCAGTGCTGGAAATTTTATAGCAAAGGAACATAATGTTGATTTCAAGGACGTAATTGTAACTTTTTGGTCAGAGATTAATTCAGTAATGTTGGATAAATATAAGAAAACATTAGGAGAGCAGAATAATGGTTGAATTCGAGTACGAAGGAAATATCATTTGGAAAAATTACGACTTTCATTTTATGCCTTGTGTAGGAGATAAAGTTGTGATTAACAACCTTACATATAAGATTAAGTCTCGTGTGTTCAAGTGTGATGGGAAGATAGTTAAAGTGGTTTTAAAAAAGGTAGATAATGAAATTACGAATAGTTAAACATGTTTGTGCCGATGGAGTAGAAAGAGGTATCTTGGAGTACCGCAACCATTGGTGGGAGAAGTGGAAGCCATTGCATCAGGAAGGCAAGCTGGCTTATGTTTCATATATGGGAACGAAACCATATAAGTCATTGCAGGAAGAGTGCTTTGATGTACTTGGATTGAATGAAGAACAGATAAAGGTGCGTGAACAGATGTCCCGTTATATCTTGGATGCAGAAGAGGTATATGTTGGTGCTAGAATAGGCAACGAATATCATATCGGCTATGATGTTGATAATGATGAGAGTCTTGAAACGCTTAGAAATTTGGAGGAATAGTTATGATCGGAAAGATTTTTTCGGTTAATACCGATATTGTATATCGTAGAGAGGAGAGTTTGAATCTCTTCGAAGGCAAGAAAAAACTTGATAAGGTGGTTTCCGGTCGGGTGTTCAAGGAACAAATCAAGTTGCTTGGTTTTACCATCAGGACAAAGTATTTCTATCAGATTTGCTGCCCACAAGTCAATATGAATGATACCCATGAGGTTTGCACATTGTATAGGGTTGAGGATTTGGTGAGAAAAGAGTGCTATAACAAGGTTGTTGAATATTCTATTAGAAAACATCATGCCTAGTGTTAATTGTTTCAGAAGAGTCTTGTTGAACGTAGGTGGCAAGAAGATAATTATCAGTGTGCCGCATGGAATGACCGAAACCGAAGTAAACAAGGTTATGATTGTTACTAGAGGTTATCTTCAGCAATATGTCTATGTTGAAATGGTGTTGGCAGAGTGCTTCATGCAGAAAATCGAAAAGAGTATTCTGAAGAAGAAATGCGTTAGGTTTGAAGTGAAGAAGAAGTGGGTGGACTGCAAGAAGAACCTTCGCAAGGCGATTAAGTATTATGACGCTTATGTTCCTAATGCAGATTTCAATAACGAATTCGCAATGACGTTCTATGACAAGATTAGTGAAGACTTGTACAAGTTGCGAGATAAGCTTGCGGTGAGGTTACAGAACTTAGGGATTGGTGAAAAATCGGGAGTTTATGCGAATGCAATCATCCTGTACAATCTGACCAACCTTTGTTTGGGAACTTACGAGAATATCATCCGTAAGCTGTATGAAGATTTGCATGTTAACTTAATGCAAGCGTTCAAGGATTTTGCTCCTATCTTGGCCTTTGAAAATTCTTATGACTTCATGGCATTGGTGATGGATAAGGATTTCAAAAGATTGGCTGACCATTTGATGACTAAAGAGATTCTTTCTTATTTCGATAAGGTGAGAAACGGTGTCTTCAACGAACAGACTTTGAATGCAGCCGCTGTAAATGCGACAGAAGACTTGAAAGACGATGAGAAGGATTTGCAGAAAACTTATATCGGAATTAGTGACTTTATGAAGAGTGACTATCCTTTGGAGAGTGTGACATCTAAGAAAGCAAGCTAATGAAAATCGAACCAAGTGAGTTCTTGCCTATAGGTAATGAATTTCAGAAAATCTTCGGAATAAGCTTTGGAAAATTCATTGATATGCGGTTTCTTTTAGCGAGAAAAGAGTTAGTCTTCAATCTGCTGAAGTTCACAGATTGGCTTGAAGAGTGCTATCCGGATGAGTGTTCCATTGATGGAGTGAGTTATAATACTGTTGTCGAGCGAAAGTTTGGTAAGCGAGGTGTTAAAATGATAAAAAAGCTATTGAAATGAAATACCCACGTGTCAAAGCCGTGTGATGCCCAGCGTGGGGGCGGGATTGTAAACTTAGGAGTCACACGGCTTTATTTTGAAGTTTCATAACTACAAATAGCCTATCGCTAATGGTTGTTCCCTTGGGCAGGGAGATAGTTAATACCGCATCGTAAGATGTGAACACTTAAAATTTGCCGACAACCATTGGCACTTTAATTATAAAACAGGTGAAAGTTCTTGCCGATTTCCTTGCATATATGAAAGAAATTTCGTATCTTTGCAAGTGAATTTCGGTGAGACACACCTTTCAAAAACTGGTTAAAATTTAAGAATATGATTTCATACAAGTACAAGCTATATCGGACGAAGAAGACGAAGCATTTGGATAAGATGCTCCGTGAGGCTTGCTATGTTTGGAATCACGCTTTTGCCTTGCAGAAGAGATACTATAAGCTGTATCACAAGTACATTCCAAGATTTACTATGTATAAGCATTTCTCTAAGTGTTATAAACCAACATTGCTTAATTGTCAAACAGTTAGGGAGGTGTTGGATAGATTGGATATATCTTACAAGCGTTTCTTCAAGCATGATGCGAAGCGTCCACCAAAATTTAAGAAAGCAATAGAATTTGGTTCATTTGCCTTTCAACAAAATGGCTATTCCCTTAGTGGAAACGAGTTTGTGATAAACAAGATAAAGAAGTCATTTAAGTTCTCTCTGAGCCGTCCCTACGATGGCAAGGTCAAGAGGGTGTCGGTCAAGCGAAACAAGTTGGGCGAGTACTTTATCGTCCTTTGCTTAGACAAGCAAGCCGAGTCTTACGGAAAGTCACATGATGGTGCATCCGTGGGCATCGACTTTGGATTGAAGAAGTACATGACTTTGAGCGATGGGCGTGAGATTGATAATCCTCAGTTCCTTAAAACTGACTTGTTGGAGCTTAGACGCAGGTCTCGCAACCTCTCGAAGTGCAAGAAGGGCAGCAATAACCGCAAGCGCAAGAAGCTGGAATTGGAGCGATTGTATCGGGATATTGTGAACAAGCGTTCCGATTTCCAGTGGAAGATGGCGCATGAGTTGTGCAAGCGTTATGACTTGATTTGCTTGGAGGATTTGAACTTGGAGGGAATGAAGCGTAATTGGGGACGCAAGATGTCTGACTTGGCTCATGGCGATTTCGTTGTGAAGTTGGAACACGTTGCGAAAAAATATGGCGTTCAGGTTCATAAGATTGACCGATTCTTCCCTTCGAGCCGCCTTTGTACTTGTGGTTATAAGAATGATAAGCTGTCATTGAGTGATAGGGTTTGGACTTGTCCTATTTGTGGTGCAGTTCATCCTAGAGACCTCTTTGCAGCTGAGAATATACTTCGGCAGGGCATTGCCGAATTGGGTAGTGGTAGTAAGCCGTCCGAGCAATCGCAAGGGTGCAGCCACGTTAGTCACCCAACAATTCCTTGCAAGTAGCGAGGGAGTATGTCAAACCAGGTCACTGGGGAGGTGTTGACACCAACAAGGGTTTAAATCCCTTGTCATCCACTAATTTTAAAAGGTTAAATTATGAATGAGTATTGTGAGAATTTGATTTCAAATGGAGTTCCTAGCTGGATAGTAGAGGAGGCTTATAAATTTACAATTGAGCCTTTGAAATCAACAGAAGGCTTGGTAGGAATTGATAAGGAAAATAGTGAGCTATATAGAAATGTCATTATCGCAGCCTACATTGAGGGTGCTAGTGCTACATTGGTAAAAGTGCAAAGATATTATGGCGGTGAGGAACATAGTTAGACAATGGAACGAGGCAACAGAAGGATATTCGTACCGCTTTAAAGGTGGAGATATTTTCCTCCGGTTGGTTAAGGCTGAAGGCAGTTATGAATTGCGTAACCCTATAGGTTATGGTGTTCAAGTAGTCAAATGCAAAGACTTGGATGAAGCAGATACAAAAGCCAAGGAAGTGCTAGAAGCGTTTTTTGAAGACAAAGTAAACATAAAAGTTATTTGATTATGGACTTAGAAATGTTGATTGATAAGATAGACTTTAGTCAAGGTGCAAGGCAGATAGCCAAGCAAGCCTTGGAGTTGGGAATGAAATATCAAAAGGAAGGTGCTTGGCATTCGGTTGAAGAATTGCCGGAGTACAACAGACGCATTGTCGGTCTGACTAAGGTTCGTAAGCGTTTCAAGCATCTGAATTTCTTAGGCGAGGAATGGTGGAATAGGTTCACGAAATCAAACGCCATCTATAAATGGGCTTATGTGGATGATTTGATATGATAGTAATCGTAGAAATCCATAATGCTATTTTGTTTTAAAGGTTTGCCCCATCACTATATATAATAATGTAGTGGTGGGGATTTTTGTGTTAACGTCAGCAAATTATCGGTGTTATATGTTACGATATATTAAATAATAAAAGAAACACAATAAAAAGCTTGCATATTTCGGATATTCTTTGTATCTTTGCATTGTAATTAAGAAACAAGGTTACTAATTTTAAAAAGGTGAGACACACCACAAAAACTGTAAGAAGAAAGTGGAAAAGAATAATGTTTATGTAGAGGTGTTGGCAAAGATTGCCAGCCTCATGGGTAGAACAAAGGAGTCTATCCAGATGTCGTCTTCAAATACTCATACGAGTATTACGATGTTTGCCGAAAATAATAGCAAGATTATTGGAAATTGGTATTTTGATGCTTCCGATAGCAAGGAGTTGGTGGATGCTACCTTCAATGGTCTGAAGGCTTTGGTTGAGTCTCTTGAGCACAATAAGAGCAATGACGGACAAGCAGCGTAAGTACATAGAAAGTCTTATCAAGAAAGTGTTTCGTAATGCAGATTCGCAGAGCGAAATACTTTCCAGATTGGATAGGGTTAAGATTTCAAGCCATCAAGCTTCAGTAATGATACATGCATTGAAGTTAGAGTGCAATATCGGTCGCTCCGTTCCGGCATATATGTTAATGGCAAACAATCTAAATTCAAAAATGGATGAGAATTTTCTGAATGTGCTCTATATCGAGCACACGGATAAAATAGGCGTTCTAAAGGACGATAAGGACGAAAGGGTATCAGTTATCCTTGGGACGGACAAAACGCTTGTAGAACGCAAAAGAGAGGGTAAAACGTACCTTCTTGTACCTTTGACAAAGAACCACACTTTTGTTTGCAAGGGTAATAGTATTGATGTGGATGGTGAGCATATTAAGAGTGAAATCTTTTTCCGCAAGGATGCTTGCCAATGGATTGAGATTGATGAAGAAACATTATCTAAGGTTGCGTAATAAATAAGGAGTTTAAGCTATGAAAGTATATGTAGTAATTTCTTCATACCAACATGGATTAGGTGAAGCTGTTGAAACTGATGCAGAAGTCTTCGATACCAGAGATAAGGCTAGAAAGGCGATAAGACACAAAGGAATGAACACTTTGGAGAATTACAAGCGAGTTTTGGATTGCGATGATTATCTATACAATATCTCAGATTCTTTCTTTCATATCTCAGACAGCGAAGGAGAGACGTGGGATAATTTCGATATTGTAGAACGAGAAGTAAAGTAATAAGACTATGGATATTAAGATTATCAAAGACATCTTAGATGATGCAAAGGAGTGCGGTTGCATTGCAGGTATTTCACTCTCTAATGGGCAGTTAACTCATGCAAACTTTAGCAAATCAAAGTTATTTGATTTTACTGCCGATGTTCTTTATAACAAAAAAAGCATTTGATAACTATACTTGGTGAGAACGGAAACAGAGATTACATTGATAGTGACTCTATCATACGTATCTTTATTAGAGAAGGTGTTTAACAATTAATTATAGGAGAATATGGATGCAGGTCATGTGAATGTGATATTAGGCGAAGCCGAGAATAAAGGTCTTAGAGGAAATATCAACTTGGTAGGTGGAGCAAAAATAAGTTTCGACTTCAATGGTGTTGGTATTGAAACATCTTTCAATTGCAATACAAAGAACAGAACACTTATGATTGGAAGTGGAAGTACAGTAGTGTTTACACGTAAATATATTGATTGTAGCTCTATCCAGTATATTGAAGTGTTTGAACGTACAAAATAATTATAGGAGACAAGAATATGAATATACTAGACTATTATGAGGTTGTCACCTCAAAGATTTTCAAGTTGGAAAGCATGAACGAGGGGCTTGTATTGATAGCACCGGAGCAGGAGGTAGATGGAGTCCGTTCCTTGATGGTGGGATTATATGTTCCTGAGCATGAACGATACAAGATGTACACTTTCCGTTCCTCTATGAATGAGGGTGAACTAAGTGACAAGTACAAGGCAATGGTCTGCACGATGAATGTTCTTAAACCGGATTGGGATAGAATAAGAAAGAAAAGACGGAAGAGGTTCTAACCTCTTACCGTCTGTAGGATGCAAGCTATTTCAAGATTATTTTTAGAAAACATGAAAATAAATTAGAGTTTCCTTGTATTTCTCGAAGGTTTTTGTTACCTTTGCGGATGCAAATAATAAAACAATGAGCTTATGAAAGTATTATCAATTCGTCAGCCGTATGCTTGGTTAATCGCTATCGGCTGCAAGACCATTGAGAACAGAACATGGAATAGAAAGTTCCGTGGTCGTTTCCTTATTCATGCTAGCCAAGCCAAACCCGAAAAACTTGACGGATGGCAGGAGAGCGCAATGAAGAAATATTGCCAAGAGCATGGTATTGTTATTCCAGACTTCAAAGACTTGCCAACGTCAGCCATTATCGGCAGCGTAGAGTTGGATGATATTCAGTATCATGAGGCTTATCCGGATGCATTTGCTGAAGATTTCCAATATCATTGGTTCTTGAAGAATGCTAAATTGTTCGATGAGCCGATTAGAAACGTCAAAGGCAAGTTATTCCTCTGGGATTATGAGTATAATGAAGCCGAAATGTAAAATAACAATACTTTTGTAATAAAAATACAAGTCATTGAAAATTAGCGCAAAAGTGTTTGTTGTTCTAAGGGTTAGATAAGATGTAAATGTAAAAATAAATAAAGCCTCAACCTCTAACGAGATTGGGGCTTTTACAGTTGTCCTAGTGTGTCTCACCATTATTATTTCGTTCAATCAAAGGTAAGATACCTTTCTCCTTTAGGAACTCATAGAGAAAGAAACGCCCTTTTTGAGTCCATTTCGTGTTGTATTTGATGGTTTGTTTTCCATCATTGTGCGTAATGGTCACTGGCTCGCTATTCACATATCCCTTATCCAAATATTGGCGGTACAAGACCCATTGGTCAGAAACCTTGTGCTGGATACCATGCTCATGCAACAGTTTGTTGAATGCTTGCGGACTCATTCCGTAATCCTGCGCCATTGATGTAATCACGCTTGTGCTCTTGTTCTTCATCATCACATCGAAGTAAGTAGTCTTAGGCTTCATTGTTGTAATCTGTGCGCTCAGTCCGACAATCTCCTGCGATGCCTTGGCAAGTTCCTCTCTCTGTTGCTTGTTCTCCAAGGTCAGCACTTGGTTCTTCTCGAACTGGTCAGCCCAAGCTCTTGCTGCTATAGCCGGATTGGTGAAATCGGGCAAAGATGGAACACTCTGCATTCTTACCTTTTTCTCAACCTCAATGAAGTACTTGCGAAGCATCCTACCTTTCTCATTGTTCTCAATCATACACAACTCCTTCGCCATGTCTAAAGATAGGGCGTACTCCTTGCTTGGTCTGCCACCTTTTGAGTTTTTAAGATTTTCCTTAAAAACCTCATAGTCTTGATTTTCAACGAATCCGTACTTTTCAATACGCTCTTGAATCCAATTCGCAAATTGATACTTGCTACCCAACTTTTGGTGCAGCTCTCTTGCATTGATGGCTTGCTTACCATCACGTTCTTCTACCTTGATGAGTTCAAAGCCTTCAACCTTGATTTCATCACTCTGATTTACAAATGCTCCCAGCATGGGTGCATCATTCAAATTCTTTTCTAAAAAATCTTTCATTTCTTAATTTGTTAATAATTATATTTGGCTGTGGTGGAAACGAAAAGCCCCATCCGCTAATGTGGAAAGTGCGGACAGGGCTTGTGTCACTCATCCACTATTGTAGAGCGATGGACGGAATGACGACACTCCACGCTTGGAGTTATTCAAATAATATGCTTAATATAAATTATTAATTATCTCAAATATCAGTCAGTCGTGCGCTCTACTTCACAACCTTGTTATTTCGGTTGCAAAGTTAATGCTTTTCTCTTTAACTTGCAAACGCTTTAGTGTTTTATTTGAAACGTTAACGTTTGTTTTACTTCGGAGGACTTCTGCCCTCACCAGCACGACCAACTATTGCGGCACATTTCTGCATATTACTTCTTCTTTCCATTGCTCACGGAATTTAATTGTTAAACATCAAAGATAATGTGCAGTTGTTTCGGTGTGCCTCACGAAATCTATTACAAATCACACTCGTATGAGTATTGCTTTTTCAGCTTGTTCAATGCGTTCTCGGTAACGTAGTAGATGTTATCGAAATATTCGCTTTTCTTGATGCTTCGGCTTTCTTTCAGCTCTACCTTGTGATTGAATGTCACTTCGTAGCGGTTTGCGATGCTTGTAATCAAGAAATCAACCTCACGCTTATGTCTGTCCAGATCGGTCTCTTTATACTCACCACGCTTGATAAATGCGTCCTTGTTCGTCTCTTCGATGGTAGCAACCATGTTGCCTTGCATCACTATAATCTTTGCGCTCATATCTAGTTTCTTTTTAATCGTTAATAACCTTGTTAAGCAACTCTAATCAAGTTGTAGTTCTTGAATTGTCTCCATTCTCCCTTGACCTCATCCCAATACTTGGTGCAGTCCTTGCAAGCGTAACCCTTGCCGTTTGGAGTGTAGTCAATGTGACTATCCATCAATGTGCCGAAAGCCTGACGAATCTCACCATTCATTTTCTGAAAGTAGAACTCAACGACCTGCTTCTTCATGCGAGCCTTCAGCTTGATTACCTGCCAAGCTTGCTTCAAGCATTCTGTCCAACTCATGTAAGCACCCTTAAGCTGAAATGCTCTGTGAGCCATATTCATCACTTCTCTCATCATATTCTTAAATGTAGTAGCCATAATCTTTCAATTTTAAACGTTAAACTTAAATTACTTACTTTGCAAGTCCGATGCTCTCACGCAAGAAGCTCTTGGCCTCATCGTTGTTCATATTGAGCTTAGTTGTTATCATATTCAACATTCTATCAACGTCCTTTTGGGTGTTTATCCTGTTGCTTACGAACTCTATCATAACGAACTTCTGAATCAAGTTTCTTCTTATCATTGAAGTAGTCATATTGCTATACCGTTTTACGAGTGCCGACTCGGAGGTGCAACCTCAACTAAATGAATAATGTAATTGTGACCTTTGTTTCTTAATCACGATGCAAAGATACTAAGTTTTATCCTAACTACCAAATATTTTATTAAGTTTTACCTTAACTTTAACCTTTGATTGCTGATTTAATATACAAATTAAGATATGTTTGCATTGTTAGGTTAAAAACTTAGTTTTTCATAATAAGTTTGGCAGTTTGCGAAAATATGTGTATCTTTGCAACATCAATAAATAAAGTTAGAACTTAATATATAATAAGGTATGGATATACGAGGCATAATTAAACGAAAAGGCTTTACGCTAACGTATGTAGCTGATAGGCTGACTAACAAAAAAGGTGGTAAGGGAGTATCTTTGCCATCCTTGATACAAACTATTGATGGGAATCCAACTGTCGCCAGTCTTCAGGAGATAGCAAGCATTATAGGTGTAACGCTTGCAGAACTAGTTTCCGAAGCTGATTGTTCAGATTTCATCGCCCTAATAAAACAAGGTGGTGAGTTGTATTCCGCATCGTCCATCGCTGAGGCTAGGGTCGTGCTGGACAAGCTGGAAAGTGTTAAGTAACGTGGGGTGTTCCCCACAAAGTTCAATAATTAAAAGTTTGGATCATGAAGAAGAAATTGATTATTGCCATCATCGCAGTATTCGTTTTGCTAGGTGGCGGCATTGGTGGATATGTGTACCATTCCAACCAAGTTAAGGATGAAAAAATGGCTAATTACAAGAAGGCGTTGTCTGATTATCGCTTCAATAGCAATAGACTAATATATTCTTTGGATTTCGTAGCAACGGATTTTGTTATTAATTGGAACTCAGCCATAATGAATAAAAAGGCTATGAACGCAAAGAATGAAATAGTTCCTTGCTCTGATTTTGAAGATGCCGTTTCTTCTCGATATGCCTTCTATGATAAGTATGGTGCATATAAGATTTTGGATAGTGTGTATGTATCATTAGGAAAGCATTTGGAAAAGATGCGTGTAAATTCTAATGAAGACCAGCAAAAAATCGTGGAAAGCTGTAGTGATGAATACAAGGAGTTGAATAATGCTATTGTTCTTGTAAAAAAGCCTTATGGCGCATTGGTGCAATATTCTAAACAGAAAGGAGACTTGTTCTTTAAACTTTATGCTTTTGATAGCGAATTGGCTAAAGTTTCCCCATTGGAAGAAGATAAGGGCGATGAGAGAACAAAAGCAATGAATATGGAATTATACGGAACGCATTTGTTTGTTACGGCTGACTTTGACAAAGAACCGCAAAAGGCAAAAAAGCAAAGTTATACGTTTAGTAACATTTCAACAAATTGGGTTTATTTGAAATGAGATATAAATAAGGTGTAATTTTAAAAATAAGTTTCTAAAAGAAAATAATGTTTAATAGAATAAAGAAACACACTAAATAATTTGCGTGTTTTAGAAATTATGCTTACCTTTGCAAACGAAATCAGAAATGGTTTTGTAGCTTCCATATTGCATTCTCTACATTAGCGATATTGGTAGCTACGTTTATACATAAGGCAATAGCTTTATAAGCTAGAAGTCATTAAATGAAGTGCAGTGTACAACAGAAAAGTGGTGTGAAGTGTAGTGGAGTGCGGTGAAGTCTAGTGTAGTAGGGTAAAGTGCAGTATGGTATAGTAAAGTATAGTACAGTATAGTGAGCCATCCTTCGGGGTGGCTCTTTTTGGTTAATTGTGGTTAATATAGCAAAAATGTTACCATAAAATTTGGCTATATAACAAAAAAGTTATATCTTTGCAATGTCTTAAGGACAAAAGAGTTCTTGTAACAATGAAGAAAAGCGAATTGATTAAGAGACTGAGAGAAGCGGGATGCTTCCTGTCTCGACAAGGTTCGGGACATGAAAAATGGACTAATCCTAAAACGGGAAAGTCTCAATTCGTGCCAAGACACGCTAGAGAGGTCGCCACAGGCACCGCTCATAGTATTCTAAGAGAATTGGTTGGGGAGTAATCCCCACCTTTCTCTCTTCATTGCTTAAAGGACTCTTTTTTTTGTTAAGAAGATAAACGAATATATATATGAAGAAGATTAAAGTTATTGTAGAACAAGCCAAGGATGGGTCTTTTTGGTGTCATACCGAAGATGGAATAGGTAAGGTTGGCTTAAACTCTTGTGGAGAAACTGTTGCCGCTGCGAAGCAAGATTTAATGGATTGTTTGGCGTTGGCAAAAGTGGATGCAAAAGAGAATGGAGAAGTGTTTCCTGACGTTGAATTTGAATACAAGTATGACTTGCAATCTTTCTTTAATTATTTCTCTTTCCTCAATGTGTCAGAGATTGCAAAACGAGCAGGTGTCAATCCTTCATTGATGCGTCAGTATAGTAAAGGCATAAAGCAAGCTGGCGAGAAAACTTATGAACGTTTGGCGCATTGCATGAATGAAATAAAAAAAGATTTGGTAGCCGCTACCTTTTAGGCGTGTGGCTTCATTGTTGCAATAGATAAAGAACTCAGAGCCTTCTGCATGTGAATGTGGAAGGCTCTTTTTTTTGTACCCAACCTTAATCTTTGCACTTAAATTTTTTGTGAAATAGCACACATTAATTCTTTCGTTATTCCTTTGAATATTAGCTAATTTTGCCAATAAAACATAAAATATGGCAGAATTAAGATTCGATGTCAAAGCGAATTTCGAGGAGGTTACGAAACTTCGTTCCGAGTGTGAAAAGTTGAGGGCTGAGTTGTTGAAGACCAATAAGTCAACCGACCCAGCTATTGTTGCGGATTTGACGGAAAAATATGCGGATGCTAGCAATCGCTTAAAGGACTTGACACAAGCTGCTTCAAGAGCCGCTTACGTGATGTCTTCCGAGTTTAATAAGAAGATGCAAGCAGCCGCAAGGGAAGTTTATAGCTATGAACTTCAAATGCAAGCTACCAAAGACCGAATAGAGAAAATCCAACAGCAAATCACGAACAAGAGATTAACTCTTGGAGTTACAACGGATAAGTCATCCATAGATTCTTTACAGAAGAATATTGACTATTTAAAAGGCTCTTTGGCAGGTCAAACAGCTCAGTTGAAGAACTTAGAAGGGGGTGCTGTCGGTGCTCGTCAGACCTTGGAGAATATGCGGAATGAGTATGTTTTGTATGCAGGTTCAGCAAATCCGGCAAAAGAGGCAACAAATATGTTGACCGATAGCATGAGCCAAATGATAGAACGTATGAAGTCAGCTCCGACTGCTGGAGAAGGAATGACTAGTTTGTTCCAAAGAGTTACTGGCGATGCTCACATGCTTTCGGCAACATTACTTGGTGGCTTAGGATTTGAACAACTGGCAGGTAGTATCTTTAATACTCGTTCCCAATTCCAGCAACTTGAAATATCTTTCAATACCATGCTTGGTAGTGCGGATAAGTCTAAGCAATTGATGGACGAACTTATCCAAACGGCAGCTCATACACCTTTTGATATGTCCAGCATTACGGGTGGCGCAAAACAACTTTTGGCATACGGAACGGAAGCGAAAGATGTTAACAAAACCCTTGTCCAGCTTGGTGACATTGCTTCGGGCTTGAACATTCCGCTTGGAGACCTTGTTTATCTTTATGGAACGACCGTTTCGCAAGGAAGAATGTTCACAATGGATTTGCGTCAGTTCATGGGTAGAGGTGTCCCATTAGCAGAAGAATTGGGTAAAATCTTACACCAAAACACAACGGAGGTTCAAGAGTCTGTTTCCAAGGGTAAAGTGACATCAGACATCTTCAAGGAAGCTATCGCCAACATGACGCAAGCAGGTGGACGCTTCGGAGGCTTGATGGAGCAACAATCAAAGACGTTGGAGGGTCAGTGGAGTAACATTGGCGATTCCATCCAGCAAGCGTTCAACGAAATCGGCAAAAAATCCGAGGGTGTGTTCTCTAGTGGATTGTCAATTATTTCTGCTATGGTAGAGAATTGGCAAGAGGTAATAAAAGTTATTGGTGTAGCTACAATAGCTGTTGGTTCTTATCGTGCATCGTTAATGGCGGCTGCTTCTATTCGCAAAGCTGAGGAAGCGCAACAAGCCGATGATATGATGAAGGGAATTGATGCAGAAATCAAGCGTTTGCAAGACCTAGAGAACTCAAACTACAAGTCGCTGGGTAAGGACAAAAAGCAAGAGCGAGTAAGCAAACAACAAGACTTGGCAAGTATTGTTGGAGATACTGCTGTGTCCGATGACTTTGTAAAGGCAAGGTTAGATGCAGCCGAGCAAGAGGGCGTTATTTCGGCACAAATGCGTTCCCAACTAGAGACGAAACGTGAACTTTTACAGGCTCAGCAACAAGCAACAGCACAAAGCCAGATAGAACTTGATGAAGAAAAAAGAAAGACCGAGGAACTTCGTCAACAAAAAATAGAGTCTCTTAAAGATGATTTGAAGACTACTACGGAGAAAATATCAAATCTTGATGATAGGGATGTAGAGTTGGCTAGACAATATACATCAGCTTTGAATGATTTACAAGATGCCCAAGATGCATTTGCTGAGGCTCAAAAATTGGTTGAGGAAACTGCTGGTGGCGCAAACTTGGCTTTTGATGCAGAGGGTAATGCCGTGAATGCGCTAGAAGCAAAAGAACGTTTGGAAACGGCAACAAAACAAGTGAATGCTGCTCAAACAAAGATTTCGACCATTGAAAGCGAACGTAAGACGATTGCTCAAACAAAGGAGAATTTAAGTAAGCAACAGGCTACGATACAAAATAATATAAATACCATTTCTCAAACTTCTAATACCACTGCCAAGAAAGCCGGAATATTGGCGACAACAACAGCCACTATCAAAAATGCGCTTTATGCAGCAGGTACAAAGTATACGACTACGGTTGTCAATCTTTTTTCAAGTGCGGTAAGAAGTAGCGAAAAGGCTTTAAAAAGTATGTGGGCGGCAATGGCTGCTAATCCGATAGGTGCATTGATAACATTGGGAACAACTTTGTATTCCGTATTTTCTATGTTTGGAGACGAGACTGAAGAAATATCGGCAGATACAACACATTTTGGGGAAACAACAAGTTTGACCAGTAAAAAGGTTGAAACATTGATGAATGTGTTAAGAAATACAAATGAAAGTACTGATGCGCATAAAAAAGCAAAAGATGAACTTATTGAGGTATATGAACAATATGGAATAAAATGCGACAATGAAAAGGATAATTTGGAAACGTTGAAAAATAAGCATGACGCTTTTATTGCTTCTTTACAATTAGAAAATGCTGAACGAGAAAAAGCTAACGCTTTGATGTCTATATCTTCTCAATATGAGGAAGCAAGGAAAAACCTAGATAAGGATTTTTCTGATTCACTAGGTGGTAGTTGGCTTGATCTCGGACAACATATTGATAAAGAAGACATATCAGCTGTACAGATGATGTTTAATTCCCTTGTTTCTGATGATGTGTTGACTAAGATAGACTCTTTAAGGCAGAAAATGGATTCCGCAAAGAAAGGAACATTGGAATATGCTAATGCTGCACAAGAATACGATGCTGCTCTTCGCAACTTGTTAGTTCCTTTTGAGGAATGGGGTAAGAAGATGGGGTACAATAGTTTCGTGATGGCAAGTTTGCGAAGTTCGATATTAAAGCATATAGATAGTATAAACTCTTTGAATGAAAGTTACAAAAAGGCAGAGGACGCAATATATAAAGGAAGCACAGCAACTGTTGATTGGAATAACTCCCAAGCAAAGGCTCGTTGGATAGTTAACAAGAACAAGCAATCAATCCAAGAATTGGTAGAGCAAACTGATAATCTTATCAATTTATGGAATAAAGAATACGGGTTGAATTTAAAAATTCATTATGATGATTCGGAAATTCCAAATTGGATGAAATCTATGACAACGAAGGAGTTGCGAAATTTAATTTCAAGGAGAGAGGCGGATATTTTACAACAGGAAAATCACGAAAAGAAAACTGGGCATAAGTTGGTAACACGTTCAGGAGGTAAGTTTAGGTCAAGAACGGAAAACCAAACGGATGTCGCAATGGCGAAATCTATAATTCAATCACGTACACCAAAGAGTAGTACAACAACAAAATCAAATACAACCCATACTACTCCAAAGAAAACAGGTACAACGGATGACCCACAAGCAAGAGCGTATGAACGCAAGAAGGCTGAGGAGGACTATTCCAAGTCTATTTCATCCTATTCGGAGAAAGCTATCCAAGACATGACCAAGAACCGCATCAATGCGATGAATGAGGGTTATAGCAAGGAATTGGCTCAGATAACGGAGAATGCCGACAAGGAGAGAAAGGCGGTAGAAGATGGTATAGACAAATTGGTTGAGGCTAGGAAAAAACGTGACCAAGCTGTTTGGGTTAATTCTGGCAAGGGTCGTAAGGCTAATATGTGGAAACAGAGCAAAACCGATGAAGAGTATAAGAATGAGGTTTTGAATGAAACCATGAAGGATAGCAAGGGTAATCCGGTTAAGGTTAATGGCATGGAGATGACCATAGGCATGAGCGTTGCTAATCAGATGAATGCAATTCGGGATAAGGCGGTAAAGCAGAATGAGGATGTGCTTGCTAAAGAAGCGCAAAGCATGTACGATTATCTGAAGACTTATGGTACATTCCAGGAGCAGAAGTTAGCTATTGCTGCCGATTATGCTAAGAGGATTAGCGAGGTTGAAAACTCTACGGATTCGGACTCAAGCAAGCAATGGAAGATAAAGTCTTTGAAAGAAGAGCAGAAGAAAGAGACGGATTCGGTAGAGGCTAGTGCTATTATGCAGAAAATAGACTGGTATCAAGTCTTCGGAAATGTTGGTGGCATTATGAAGGATGCGCTTGTTCCTTTATTAGCAGATCTGGATAAGTTCGTAGGTACGGATAAGTTCCAAAATTTGGGTGCAGACCAGCAGAAGAGTATCGTTGATGCTATGCAGAATATCCGTAATTCGATTGGTAATACAAGTGATTTGGGTTGGAAAGACCTTGCAAGGGACGTTGTAGCTTATCAGGAGGCTCTGAAGAATGCGAAAATTGCACAAGAGGAATATACGGAAACGGAAACCGAGCTTATACCTCGAATTAAGGATTTGCAAAATCAGATAGCGAATGCGAAAAAATCGGGCAATGTCGCAGAGCAAGCTAGATTGCAAAATGATTTGAATAAAGTTCAAGGTCAGTTAGCGGAGTCCGGCAAGAAGATAGTTACGGCTAACACAAAGGTTCGTTCAAGTGGTCAGAAGTTGGCACAAACCACACAGAATGTAACGCAACCGATTTCTGCTATCCATGAGTTCCTTTCTACTTCTGGACTATCCGATTTGGCATCTCTTTGGGATAGTTTTGACCAACTTAAAGGTGGAATTGACGGATTGAAAGCTTTAAAGGAGGCTAAAAATGCGGCTGACGGACTGAAGGATATGGGTAAGGAAGCCGCAGACGCAGCCGCAGCCGCTGGCAAAAAAGCTGGTGATGCACTAAGTGAAGGATTGTCAAAAGCTGGACTAATAGCTCAAATCGTATCTGCTATCTTGAAGATACTTGATGTTTTGAAGGATGGTATCGGAACATTGATTAGCAGCTTGATTGATACAGTTCTGAATGCGGTCAATGGTATATTGAAGAATATCCTAAGTGGTGATTTTATCACACAGATAGGAGGGTCTTTGGTAAGCGGCATTGGTAATATTCTCAATACAATATCGTTTGGTGGATTCAATAGTTTGTTTGGAGTAGGTGGAAACGCAAAAGAAGTAAACCGGACTATAGACAAATTGACGGCTAGGAATGAAATCTTGACGGATGCAATAGACAGATTACGTGACTCTATAGACAAGACTAGTGGTATCAAAGCCGTAGAAGACTCAGAAAAAGCTGAAAAACTTCAAAAGGAAAAAGAGCAAAACCTAAAGGACATCATGGTGGCGCAAATGGGTTATCATGGCTCTCATGGAAGTTTTAACCGTTATTTCCGAGGATTTTCGCAAGAGCAAATCAATAAGGTGTCTGAAGCGATAGGTAGACAATGGAATGGAAACCTAAGCGACATACGGTCTGCTGATGAAGCTAATGCGTTGTTGCAAAATCCTGATATTGTTAACAAGATTCAGAACACTGGTAAGGGAAATTATGGAGGAAGAGTCCTCGAAAAGTTGAAAGATTATGCGGCTGAGGCAGGAACATTAGAGGATATTGCTGATGACCTAGCAGAAAGCTTGACGCAAATATCTTTTGATAGTTTGAAGAGCGAGTTCATAGATACTTTGATGGATATGAATTCCTCTGCTCAGGACTTCTCTGATAATTTCTCCAAGATGCTTATGCAAGCCGTTCTGAAAGCTAAGGTAGATGATTTGTTGGGTAATGATATGCAAGCATTCTATGATGAGTGGACGGAGCGAGCTAAGGCAAATGGTGGCAAATTGTCTCAGACGGATATTAATGAATTGAAGGGAAGGTACGATGAAATGGTTCAAGAAGGACTGAAGATTAGAGATGAAGTAGCCGAAATAACTGGTTACAAGCAATCTTACGAGCAGTCTGCGTCTTCCGGTTCTTTTGAATCCATGAGCCAAGATACAGGAGAAGAGTTGAATGGTCGTTTTACAGCGGTGCAGATCGCCACAGAGGGAACGTATGAGGAAGCAAAGCTCATAAATACCAAGTTGGATGCTATTGCGGCTCGTGATGGTGGCGCAGAGGGTAGCTTACTAACTGCTAGCGTGAATACTATTATGGGTAATGTTGGAAACATTTGGTTAGCTGTTGATGAGGGTAGGACTATCCTTGCACAAAGCTTGATGTACTTGCAGTCGATTGATGAGCGACAAGAGCGTTGGCATAAGCCTATGTTGCAAGCATTCAATGATATACACGAATTGAAAGATAAGATGAGTAGATTGTAAACTTAATTTGTGCCATGTTAAAGTAAGAGGGGAATGCGTGATGCACTCTCCTCTTTTTTTTATGGAGAAAGTTTTTGTTTTTCACAATATAGATAAGTGTTGTTAAACTGAGTGCTAATTTTTGGTAGAGTGGAATATGATAGTTATCTTTGTAGTCGATTTCAAAACTTATAAGGACATGAAGATATTAGAACCAAAATATGAAATCCTATCCCAAGGAGAGGGTATGGATGGAGTTTACAAGCAGATAGAGCTGTGTGGTCGCACATGTTATGCGTCAAGTATGAAGATAGACAAAGACAGCGCAAAGCCTTTCGTTGAGCGTATGGTAAGCAGCAATCATCTTGCCATGTGTGAGCATGGAACGATTTACCTCCATGTAGCCTATGAAGAAGGATTTTTTGTACCGGAGTCTTTATTGGTCAAGCACTATCGTGAGAACAAATATTCAAAGGTGATGCAGATTGGCAGTGACTACTATATCACAACCAACTACAGAGTGATAGTTGAAAATAACTGGTTTGAGGATTTGGACTATATTTGCGAGCCTACGGAATGGCATGAGAAGCGAATAACAGTCCGCTTTACTACTCAGATTGCGGTAAGTAGAGAGGCTAACAGACATCGTGTAGATTCCGTAGCGGAACAAAGCACTAGATATTGCAACTATAGTAAAGATAAGTTCGGAGGCGAGATTGCTATCAACAAACCAAAGTGGGTTAGCGATGATGATGCGGTTAATCCATTGTCTTTTGATGGTGGAACATTTGTTGACCTATCAAAGAACATCGGTAGTTATGAACATTGGAGTCCGGTAGAAAAATGGTGGTTTGCTAATAGAGTATGCGAAATGATGTATTTGTCTTTGGTCAAGGATGATGGTCTTAAGCCACAGGATGCGAGAACAATACTTCCTCTTGATACCAACACGGAGTTGATTCATACCGCATTTGTGAGCGATTGGAAGCATTTCTTCGAGCTGAGAAGCCTTGGTACGACCGGAAAGCCTCATCCAGATATTGAGGTCTTGGCAACACCATTGATGAATGAGTTCAAGGAACGAGGTTTGATTTAAACGTTTATGAAGAAGAAAGCCAAGCAAATAGCCAAGGTGATGAGCAATGATTCTTTGGAGGTTGTTGCTCATATGATTGCTGATGAGGCAAAAGGTGTGCGCTACGAGGTGTATGCCGATGGTTCTAGTAAGAAAGAAAAGTGTGGTTGTGGCTGGCTTGTGCTTCATAAGGGAGTTATTATCAAAAGTGGGAAATATACTTTTATCACAGCTAAAGTGAACGATTCGGTGAGAGCCGAAATAAGGGCGGTTATTCATGCATTGGGTGATTGCCCTCTTTCATGTTCTGTTGATGTATATGTGGATTGCCAAGTAGCTATAGAGAGAATACAGGCATGCAAGTTAGGAGATTTGCAACCTATATATAATAAGGTAGCGAAAGACAAGACGATAAGATACCATTGGGTAAAGGCTCATAGAGGTAATATGTATAACGAAATGGTGGATTCTTTGGCTTTTTCTGCTACAGAAAGTTAATTTTGTATCTAAGCGTATAATAAGCGTTAAAAGATAAAAGAAATACATTAAATAATTTGCACATTTCAAATATTCTTTGTATCTTTGCATTGTAATTAAGAAACAAGGTTACTAATTTTAAAAAGGTGAGACACACCTTAAAAACTGTGATTCGTTATGAATACTAGATTGAGTAAGAAAGAAACAATGGTTTATGGCAATATCGAAGTGATGGCTGATGTAATTGGGGGTAACAAGTACTTTACATTTGCTGAGTTGTATGATTTCGATTTGGATAATACCAAGGATGAGTTGAAAGAAATCTTAAACTCTTTGACAGAGAAAGGCTACTTGAAGAGTTTTCACGATTTCTACGAAACTTATCGAGTTTTAAAGTAAGAACAATAAAGGGGATATAAATCCCCTTACAATATAAATTAGAGCGTGAGACACACGTAAAACTGTATTGAAACAATGAAAAAGGTATTCACAATTGAGAATGCATTAGCATTTTTGTTTGCTCTTGAAATAGTATCATTAATATTTTTTCTAGGATAGGGCTTATGCAGATTAAGTTTGGTAAGATAAAGTTTACTGCGGCTAAGTCCGAAAAAGGATGCCGCTTTGATGCTTGCTACAAAGGGGAGCATGTGGCTTTTGAGAGTGAAGACATGTCTTTGTATGATGATGTTTTTTCTGATAATAACAGAAGAGCAAAGGCTGCAAAGAGGGTGGTTTACGAGAACATTAAACACAAGTATTATGAGACCCATAGAGATTAGCGATTTCAAAGCTGCCGATGAATTTGTAGTTGAGGCAATGATGCAAGATGGCAAATTCAAGGTTATCGGCAAGGTTATTATTGATAATAATCTTCTGAATGATGATGATTTGGAAACCATCTGGGATTATGCCAACTGGGAGACGAATGGCTATGAAAAGATGGTTGTCTCTAATGGAGTGTACAAAGGCTTAAATGCATTTAGTGATGGTCGAATGTTCTATGTAATTACGGATGATGAGGTCGGAGTGGTAAACGACAATATCATGATACGTAAGCATTACGATGTCAACAATGGCTATTATATAAAGTCATCAAGGTTACACAAGGAGCAATCCAAGGATTTGTGGTGCTTTGGTAGTTGCGAGACCATAACTAACGAATATAAGTCAAACCCTTTTATATGTGGTAAGTGATGGCAAAAAAGATTAATCATATTAAACCTTCCTTCATTGAAGGCGGTGAAGTCTGGCATGATATTGATAAGTTCCCGATGCTAGACCATACAATTCTAGTAGAGTTGCTGGAAAAAGGCTCTGACGTATTGATTTACCAGACGCAAAATGTATGTATTGAGCGTGTGGATAGGTTCATACCTACGAAGTCTTTTGTTCCGAAGCGTTGGGCGTATGCGATAGACTTAGCTCAATGCAAGCAACTTGAAGGATGAAAACAAAATACAAAACTAAGAATAAGCATATGGAAGAATCAAGAGGTGTTTACACATTACCAGTCTTGTATAATGAGCAAAGTGGTACAAACGAAGGTGTATGTGTAAGAAAAGAACTTGGAGTAGTTGTTGCAATCGACAATGAAGATGAGTTTAAAGGTGTTTTTTCAAAGGATGGTGAGGTTGATGTATTCAAGCAGTTACTATCACAAGAAGTGTATCGTTACTATACAGAGCACAACGCATTCCCTACTGGGCCTTTGGTTTCTTACAAGATGGATGGCGACATCATCTTTGATTACGTTGAAGTAACTATTGGAAAAATGTATGGCGGTTATGTTTATGTTGTTCATTACAACTTTGCAAGCACCGCATCATGATAAACAAGATTGATTATGACAGTAGTAAGAGATAGAATTAAAATTGCAGCTCAGATTGAAGTCTTGGAGGACATTGCTATTGACTATAGGGGAAAGACAATAGACAATATCATTCAACAGCTAGAAGCAAGGTTGAGTGCGTTGAAGTAAGTTCAAATTTTTGAAGTTGAAAGACTATGAGTGGTGGACGTTTTGATTATGCTCAGTATAGGATTGCTGACATATACACAAAGATAGAAGATTATGTTGATGGTCATCCATTGGATGAGGAAGATGAAAGATGCTTTCTCGAAGACCGATGGCTAGAGGAGGAAGAAGACAAGTATGTTAGAAAGCATCATCATACGATGCCTAACAGATATGGCTTATCTAAAGAGACTATCAAGGAATTCAAGAAGGGTATTGAGCTTCTGAAGAAGGCTCAGGTTTATGCCCAAAGAATAGACTGGCTTCTTTCCGGTGATGATGGAGAAGATAATTTCCATCTACGTTTGAAAGAGGATTTGGCAAATCTTAAAAGTAAGAAAGGATAGATTATGAGTTGGAATTATCGTTTAGATACACCTATGATGCAATTAGCTGAAGAGGTGAATAAGAAATATGATACCGATGCTGGTAAGATGCTTCTTTGCACTTATCTCTTTATGGTATCAAGTGAAGAGGTCAAGGACAAGCAAGCTTTCTTTGATTGGGTAGAAGAATTGAGTAAGTCTAGCAAGTGTGATGCGGTAAGGGAGTACGTGGAAATCAAGGACAAAGCCGATTGGCTGCATGGTGGATTCTGTAAGCCGATTTACCGCCACTACAAGGGTAATTTCTATGAGTATCTTGGAGAGGTTACTGATAGCGAGACTTCTGAGGTAAAGGTTGCGTATCAAGCAGTGTGCGGACAGCATGAAGTTTGGGTGCGACCAAAGGAAATGTTCTTTGGTAATGTTGAGGTAGATGGTAAGCTAGTTCCTCGATTTGAGAAGGTAGATTTAAAAGACTTAGAGAAACAAGCCGAGATCAATGGACAGAAGAAAGATTAAGAGTTTGCTAGGTCTAGCAATCTTGCGAGTGAATGAAGTCGTACCGGATTTCGAAGACTTGAATAAGGTTCTTCCTTTGCTTAGACAGGCAATTGATGAATTAGATAAGTCTGATTCGGGTTCAGTTTAAAAAGGGTGGAAAATGGCAAATAAGCAGACGATAAAACCAAAGGTAGTTCCTTTTGAGATAGCCAAGCTTCTGAAGGAGGTTGGCTACGATGAGAAGATAGCCGAATTTTGGGCTTATGCTAGTCCTTGGACAGCAAAGGGTGGTATTCGTAAGGGTGGAAAATATAATGAGCATTACGGCAGTTATATCGCTTATTCAAATTCCGAGTGGGAGAAATCCAATATTGAGTTTTCTGCTGCCTTAAAGTTGAATAGTAAGCATCCGGCAATATCCGCTCCAAGCTATGATATGGTGTTAGATTGGCTTTTAGAGCATTTCGGTTACTGCATTTGTGTTGCAAACATTTCGAAAGGTAAGTTCTGTTGGCAAACTACATCATGGTGTGTAGAGGAAGGCTTGTGTCATACGGATGGTAAGGAATATTCTAGTAGATACAAGGCAATGGATGCCGCTTTCAAGAGTATCTTAAAGGCTCGCATTGAGAATAAAGATAACGAGGTAATCAAAAGACTTTTGGAGGAAATACAAGATGGAAAGAATTTATGATACTTTTGTACACGCAATAATGATGAAGTTAGAAGCTCGTTTATGTACTGAACTCGAATGTGTTTATAAGAATATAACAAACAAGATTGTTGAGAAGAAAGGTAAACTTACCAACGAAGACGTAATTGAGTTTCAGAAAAAACTACAAGAAGTGTACGACAGGAATGCTGCTATTCGTGAAGAGGTTACTGACATTAAAGATTCCAAGAAATGTATCTTAACTAAAGAAGCATGTGAAGAGTTAATAAAGCGACTTTGCGTGATTAATATAAAAGAAGATGAACAAGCAAAGAATGATAGAGTGGATAGCCACTTGTGATACAGGTGTCTCTTCAATGACTATGTGGAGTGCATTGATGGGGGTAAAAAGAAAGAAAGATTTGGATATTCCTAAAGACAATAGTGACTTCCGTAGATGCTATGACATGGTAGAATACGGACACGTAACCTTGGATGAGCTACAGGTTGTAAAGAAGCAATATCCTTGGTTTGCTCCTGTTGTTGACAATTGGAAGGAATTGTCTCTTTTGTTTGAAGAAGAGTTGGACAAACGTTTGTATATACGAATCCGTCAGCTTTGCAAAGAGTCAGATGCTATCCGGTATGAGGTAAAGGGAGGACTTTATTATGAAAGGGGTTTTTGGTATAATGTTTAATTATTTAAAAGATAGAAAGAATGAATAAAGACAAATTAAAGGTCAGCTTTGAGATTGACCGCTACAAGGTAATTGGTATGCTTTCACGTAATTGTGAGAATGCTGAAGAGTACAACGAGATTATGGATATTCTTGAAGGCAAGAATGAGTTTGTGCGTGATGCGAATGGTAACGAGGAACTTGCAAGCCGCATTTGCAATTATGCTTTAGACTCTATCTTGGTTGAGAATCCAGATTTGGCTCTCCGTAAGCGTTTGGATAAGGAACAGAAAGGCGATGATGCTCCTGATGGAATTTCAAATGTTATCGAAATCAAAGGTGATGACGCAAAGAAACTTGTAGAAACCCTTTGTAGCATTCTCCACAAGGGTAAGTGATGTAAAATTCATCAAAAGAATATAAATAAACACTAAAACACTTGCAAGTATAAGAAAAAATGCTTATCTTTGCATCGTGTTTGAAACAGATGGCCTTCTGAGAGGTCGCTTCTACCATAAGTCAAGACTTAGGAGTTTACGGCATGGTTTACACATTACCCAGCCCAGCTAGACTATAACAAGCAACTCTTATTAGGGTGAGAGACCCTAGTTGCTGCATTAGACAAGTGGTTAAGTCGCCAGCTTTTCACGCTGGTATTCAAAGGTTCGAATCCTTTATGCAGTACATACAAAATTGCCCTATGGTGTAATGGCAACACTACAGGTTTTGGTTCTGTCATTAGTGGTTCGAATCCGCTTGGGGCAACAAGGTGGAATTGGTATATGTTCCACAAAAGGTGCGATATTCAAGCGGTTAAAGAAGATAGACTGTAAATCTATTCCCATTGTGGGTTCGGTGAGTTCGAATCTCCCTTGCACCACGAGAACTTTTGTCATAATACGAGGAATGTAGCTCAGTAGTAGAGCACTTGGCTTGGTAACTAAGGGGGCGTTGGTGCGAATCCAATCATTCCTTTACGCTTTCGTAGCTCAGTGGCAGAGCATAGGATTTTTAATCCTAGGGTCGAAGGTTCGAATCCTTCCGTTGGCACAATGATACACAAGAAGAGAGCCGTGATGTTTGTTTTGTTGGAATCTCGGACATCTGTCAATGGGCAAACGTAGGATGCAGATGAGACGAATAAAGTTGTGAATAAGTCTATGAACTAGGGGAACAAGCGGAATGGCTCTCTATTGTGCTTCATTTGATGGTTTAACGAAAAATTGAAGAATATGAAAAGTCCGTTAAGAATGGCAGTCGCTTTAGAAAAGAACAACAAGGTATATCCAAAAGATGTACGGAAGTTCTTGATGGGATTGTACGCCACGCTGCATTTGACAGATAACGCAACGGCTAAAGATATGGAAAAGCTGGTATATTATGCTTTTCGGAATGGTTACCTACTAGGTGTTAAGTCTGAAGGAGGTGATGACCAAAAAGCGTATGACAGACTACCGGATTTGGGAGTAGAAGAAGATATTGGTGATGATTTAAAAAGATAGTCGATAAAAATTGGTAATTAGTTAGTAAAGTTTTTTAGGCTTTGGTGTGTGAACATCGAAGCCTTTTACATATATAATAAGGTAAAATAAAAGCTGAAATGTTAACAAGACTCATATAGCAGTTACGAAAGGTTAAAATACGAAAGAAAAACATTAAAAAACTTGCATGTTTCAAAACTTATTCGTATCTTTGCATCGTCAATCAAGATAAGTTGGTTGATTTGCCGAGTGACAAGTTTCACTCAATAAGGTGAGAGCGACACCAAGGGGTAAGACCCGAAACAACTAGCACAATTGATTATGTCTAAGCAGACTGGTTTTTCATTCGCAAGTTCAAAGAAGTCATTAATCGAGACTATTGACGAAATCAAGAAGTCAAAGATGCCTCGCAACGAAAAGATTGTTGCATTGAAGGCTTGCGGTCTTCGTAAGAAAGAAATCTCCGATATGTTGAAGGTTTGTGTGCCAAGCGGTTCAACTTCAACGAGATTCGTTTATACATTCGGTGTTGAGATAGAATGTGTTCATGCCGAGCGCAATGCCTTGATAGAGGCAGGTCGTCAGAATGGTGTTGATATTCATTCTGAGGGCTATAACCACACCGACAACAAGAGTTATTTCAAGATTGTTAGTGATTCTTCAGTTGGTGGTGATATAGACCCTAACGAGGTTGTAAGTCCGGTATTGAATGGCAATACAAATGGTATGGCAACCTTAAAGAAGGCTATCAAGTCTTTGGATGCCGTAGGTGCAAGAGTAAATTCTACTTGTGGTCTTCACGTTCATATTGGTGCAGCAAAGTTGACAGGTGAGCAGTATGTTAACGTCTTCAAGAATTATCAGAAACTTGAAAGATTGATTGATAGTTTCATGGCTCCTTCAAGAAGAGGTAATTGCCGTTGGGCAGCCAGCTTGCTTGACAAGGATTTCACTAATTGTCACAGCAATCAAGATATTAGATTCGATGTCTTTCATGGAGATAGATATTATAAGGTCAATGCAGAGAGCTATACACGTCACAGGACAATCGAGTTTCGCCAACATCAAGGTTCTACCAATTTCAAGAAGATAGAAATGTGGGTGGAGTTCTGCGCAAAGCTTGTCGGTTGGTCTCGCAACAATGTCTTCACTAGTGAGGTTATGAATATCGAAGATATACCTTTCTTGAATAAAGAAGAGAAGGCTTTCTTCCAGAGTCGTAAGGATGCATTTGCAACCAATAACGATTAATTAATGTAGCCCTAGGGTAAAAGCCCTAGGACACAAAGAAATCAAAGTATTATTAAGAAAAAGAAAGGGTAAAGATATGTGTGTTATTATTGTATGTCCGAAAGGTGTTGCTTTGCCATCTGTAGATGAGCTAAAGGCTGCGTATATGAGAAATCCAGATGGTTGCGGTTTTGTGAGCGAGTCTGACCATTACAAGAGTTTGCATTTCTCTACATTTATCCGTAGATTGATGAAGCGAGATATAAATGAGAATGTAATCATACATTTCAGATTTGCTACTCATGGTTCTGTCTGTGTCAAGAATTGCCATCCATTCTACAAGGCAGGTTATTGGTTCGCACATAATGGAGTGCTCCCGATTTGCTCCGAGCATGATAAAACAGATAGTCAAATTTGTTTTGAACGTTTCATTTATCCTACTATCAAGAAATATGGTTGGGGTTCTGATGAACATATGAAAGAAATGAACAAATGGACAGCTCATGGTTCTAAGTTTGCAATGTTGCATAATGGTGAGATTGTGAAGTCCGGTAAATTCATAGAGCGTGATGGACGGTTCTATTCTAATTTGAATCATTTGGGTTATATGAGAAATGTAATAAACTTTTAGAAGATTAATGTTTAGGTTCTTTTTATTCGACAAGCGTCAGATGTCCGTGAGGATATTTGGCGTTTTTTTTGTTATATAAGGAGTTCTATTTTGCGTAGCTATTAATTATTCGTTTATGTGATGAAATAGCCTTAAATCGCTTAGAAATGCCGTTATTACTCACTTTTGCTTAAAAGTGAGATACTTGCAAATGGTTTAGTGCATTTATTATTCTTTTCGTATTATCTTTGCACTAGTTTTAACAAATATATCGAAAGAATGAAAGATAAAATTTTCCAGTTACTAAAACAAGAGTATAAGTCTCTTGGGTTAGGTGATGAAGTTCTTCAGGCACATGCCGAAATGCTTGATAAGATGGGGCTTGTTACTGATGACAACATCGAGACAGTGGTTGCTAGTCAAAAGAGTTTTTTGGAGTCCTTGCAAAAGGACAATGACCGCAGAGTTACCGATGCCAAGAAAAAGTTCGAGGAGGCACAGAAGGCTAAAGAAGATGCTGAACGCAAGGCTGCTGAAGAAGAAGCCAAGAAGAAAGCTGACGAAGAAGACAAGAAAGCCGCTGAAGAAGCCGAAAAGAAACGCTTGGAGGAATTGGCAAAGAAAAACGAAATGCCGGATTATCTCAAAAAATACTTTGAAGAGCAAGCAGCAGAGAAGAAAGCTTCAGATGAAGCAAGAACCAAGGAACGTGAAGAGTTCAAGAAACTCGTTGAGACCTTGACTCAGAAGAACACAGACCAAGCCAAGACTTACAACGAACAGATGGAGGCGCAAAGCAAGACCATTAAGGAATTGCAAGAAACTATCCAAAAGCAAGCTGAGGAGGCTAAGGCTAAGGAAGAGGCTGCTGCGAAGGCAAAGGCAAAGGCAGACCACGATGCGAAGATTTTATCAAAGGCTAAGGAGTTGGGCATTCCCGAAAGTCGTATCAACGAGGGTTTCACCTTGAGCGATGATGCTACAGATGAAGCTATCGAAACATACCTCTCCAAGGTAGCGAACAACTACAAGGCGTTGCAACAACCACAATTCGGGGGCAGCTATCGTGCTAGCGAGGGCGAGCCAACAAAGGAGGACGTTGACAATGTAGCCGCATCATTAGTTCAGTCACTTTAAAAATTGAAAAACATGAATCAGGAATTGAAGACTACAAAAAAGCAAATTGTCTTTGGTGAGGATTCCGTCATTATCCAGAAATGGGAAGGCGACATCAAGGGCGGTCGTGCTTTGGATTGGACAGGCGTAAAAGATGAAGTTCTTTACGCAGGTCGTGTTATCGTGACAGATGGTAAGGGAACTTACAAGCCATTGCCTATTGAAACAGACAATTATAAGGCTTTGGGTACTGCCAGTGACCCATTGGAGCATTACAAGTATGCGGGTGTTCTCTATCGTTCCATTCTGAACGGTGAGCCAGCGGCAATTATGACTGCTGGACAAGTTAACAAGGTAGCAGCTAAGGCTGCAAATGGTGCAGACTTTCCGGATGCGTTCCTTACAGCTATGCCAAAGATTGCTTTGGTTAGCGATGAGGATGCAAACAAGTTCGATGAGTCTGATGCAACAATGGACAAAGACTAAAAGAAGGAGGATAACAGATGGAAAAATCACTTTATTTTCAGTTGGTCAATAAATACTTCCCACAACTTGTTGCAAGTGTAGTAGAGAAGTTGAACGGCAAGAATCAGACTGCATTGACCTATATGTACCGAGACCACTTGACTAACACATATAGTCAGGACGGACGCTGGGCATCAATTACTGCGGAATACACACGAGTTGCTGCTGATGTTGTATCAATGGATGCAGAACTTCCATTGAAGAGCCGTGATAAGGTTTCAACCGCTGAGGGTCAAATCCCAAAGGTTGGTATGAAGCTTTACATGTCAGAGAAGCAGCTTAAGGATTTGGATAACATGATTGCGCAACGTTTGCCTCAGCCACAGATTTTGCGTAACTTGTTTGCAGACCTTCCTCGTTGTATTCAGGCGGTTTACGAGCGTATTGAAGATATGTTCCTCAGTGAGCTGTCAACAGGTGTAGCTTTGGCGACTCGTTCCGGTGGTACTGGTGTCCGAGTTGATGTAGGTTTTGCCGAGAAGAACAAGTTCGGTCACGGTGCTAAGGCTTGGGACGCAGAGGATGCAACCCCACTTGATGACATCCAATTGGTTTACGACAAGGCGATGGACGACCAAAACACCATCACTACTTGTTATCTTGATGATTACACAATCAAGTTGCTTGGCAAGAACAAGCAGGTTCGTGCTCAGTTTGCCTTCAATCAAGGCATTGCACTTAGTGGGGATAACAGCAACATTCCTATTTTGAGCTTTGAGCAGATTGCGTCTATCTTTAGAAATAAGTGGCAGACCAACTTGGTACGTGTAGCCCGTACAATCAAGACCGAGATTAACGGCAAGAAGGGAACACACAACCCTTGGGCTAAGGGTCACATGACCTTTACATGCTATGATAACCTTGGTGATTTGTTCTGGACTAACGTAGCCGAAGCTACAAGACCAGTTGCAGGTGTTACTTATCAGTCAGCCGATGAGTATATCTTGGCTAGCCGTTATTCTACTAACGACCCACTCCGTGAGTTCACTAGCTCACAAGCAATGGTTGTTCCTATCTTGAATAACGTTGATGCCATCTACTCTTTGGACTCAACACAAGCGGTAGGTTAGGATTATGAGAGGTGAGGTAATTAGTCCGTTCCGTGATAAGTTCCATTTTAACACCATCTATGAAGTTGGTGCAATCTTGGACTTTGACGAAGAACGCATGAACTCCCTTATCGAACGTAAGCTTTGCAAGATGTTGGAGGTGCAGGATGATAACCATTCTGCACCTCTAAAAGACGATAAGGAAATTAAAGATACTCCTAAAAAGGAAGTCTTGAATGATGGAAAAGAAAATCCTGTAAAGGAAGAAGAAAAGAAGTCAGAAGAGACACCTAAGAAGGAAGTTTTGAAGGAGAAGAAGGAGAGCAAGCCTAAAAAGGAGAAAACCTCAAAAAAGGATGCTGCCGAGTCAACCGAAGAGAATTCCCAAAAGGAGAATGTAGAAGAAGAACTTGACGAAAAGACTAAGAGCGAGCAGGAGGCTGCAAAGAAAATCGCTGAGGCTATGAGTCAGGCTCAGAAATAAGGATGTCACATGAAGATAAGAGAATACATTTCGCAGAAGTTGCGTGCTTGGAACATTACCGATGCCCAATTGGAAGATATATCGTCAGGTATAGACCTTGACGAAGAATATACGTCTGATAATTCCCAGGTTGTAGGCAAGGCGATGATTTCCGTAATCGAGGAACTTATGCTTGCCCCATATATGAGCAATGTGAATGAAAATGGATTCTCTGTCTCTTGGGACTACTCTAGGATAGGACAATACTATATGTGGCTTTGCCGAAAATATGGTGTTGCTCCGGATAATGAAGTGGTGGCAGCTTTAGGGCTTTCCACTATCACGGATAAGTCTGATATTTGGTAAATGTCTAGGTTATGTTATATTCCCCTCATATATTAAAGAAGAAGTTCGTGAATAAGGTTGTCAACAAGTACAACGAGGTCATTAGCTCTTCTGAGGAATGGAAAGAAATGGGGCGTTGTCGGTGCGATGACAACTCTACCGAGCATTTCACTACCGATAATGGTAGCATATATACACCGAAATATCATATTGTTTGTGACAAGTGCCAGATTTCCGAAGGTGATGAAGTCAAAGTATATTCCGATGATGGAAGTTACCGAGGAGGTGGAAAGGTCTATAATGCCCCTAAGTGCAATTATCTTGGTTATATGAGTATCTATGTCTGATTTTATAAAGGATAAGCTAGACGCTTTCTTTGCGCAGGGAGAAAGGGAAGTTGATGAGTTTCTTGACAGGTTATGTAAAACATCCGTTGAGCTTGATAAGACTAACGGAAACTACCGAGACCGCACAGGTAATCTCAGAAGGTCTAACTATAGTAAAGTACATGACCACACCTTGACCCTTGGCAACAAAGCGGAATATGCGTCAGATGTTTCCTCTAGGGGATATGATGTTATAGATTCGGGTATTCAGTATATCAAGAAAGAAATCGAGGATATGCGATGATAACAGAAATAGATGCAGGTCATGTAATCTATGATGACTTGGAGCTTATGGGAATGGAACGAAGACTGAAAGGACATCTGAAAAAGGGTGGACTTGATGGGGAAGAACCTATGGTCGGTGAGAAGATTCCCGATGATGGCATGATAGTCATCATCCCTAAGCGTATGAGTGCAGACAAGACATATTTCAACGATTGTACTATAGAGGTAAACATATTGCTCAAAGATATAGAGGGCGAGACTAATCCTCAATTGAACGAGCTTTTAAAGAAGGCTATTCAAACCCTGTCCGACAGTGAGGTCGGAAAAGCTGAGGATGTATGGTATCGCTATTCTATCCGCTCCCACGGCATAGAGCAAGAGAGTAGGTTGAGTTGCCATTACGCAAACATTACTATTGATTTTGAAACATTAAACGTAAGATAAGATGAAACCATTTATTGGAATCAAGAGAATTTGGTATGGTGCTCCTCTTACCGAGGCAAATACACCTGCTAAGTTGGCTACATGGTTGAAAACCGCTACAGAGGTTAAGAACAGCCATGAGGGAACATGGGGATATTCTCAGGATGACCCTAGTGTTACCGAGTACAAGAACGAGCTGAACGGACAGGTTTACTATCGTGACAAGACCGATGAGGGTGCTAAGACAATTACATTCTCTATTGGTGTCTTTTCATGGAAGAATAAGGTAGACTTGCAGGGTGGTAAGATGTACAAGGCAACTGGAGAAGAGACTACAACGGAGGCAGATGCAGTAGGTTGGTCTTCTAGCCAAGATTTGGCTAATATCAACAAGTGTATCGTTGCTCAGACCAAGACAGGGAACTACATCGTTTTCTCAAATGCGGCTATCGTTGCCAAGGGTGACCAGCAGGATAAGAATATCACTTTGGGTATTTCTGCCGTTGCTATGGAAAGCGAGATCGATGGTGTGGCTGGCGAGTACCAATGGGAAGGCTCTGCGGTTGTAGAACAAGAATAAGACATAGGCAACAAATGATAGAGGGGGATGGTGTTAATGCCGTTCCCCTTTTTTAATATTCAGAACCATGAGTAAGGCAAGTAAATTAATTACGGATGCAATTCTTGGAGAGGACACCGTAACGATAATCGTGAATGGAAGGGCTTATTACGTTTCACCACCTACAATTATAAAATTGGTCAAGGCGGCTAAATACCTTGATAGTTTCGAAGAGTGCAAGACCTTAGCGGAAGTCTTATGCATGCTTAAGAATTTGGATGATGCTTGCAAGGCGTTGTCCGTATTCATACAAGGCGATGAATCCATTAGTGATGAATTATCTAAAGGAACGCTTGAAGAGGTTGTCAATGGCTTACAAACGGCTTATTCCTTAATCTCTATAAAGGATTTTCAGACGCTATCAATTTTGGCGAAGAGTGCGGCAAGGATGATAGCAAAACCACGACCATAGGTAACGATACACTCTTAGGACAGATTGCATCTTTTATGGATAGTCTGCATTTATCTTACCAAGAAGTCGTGAAAGAGATACCTTATAGAAACTTATTGCTGATGGCAAAAGACAAGCAAAGAGTAGCATGTGGTGATGTAATGTATGAGGTAACGGAAGAAGAGTTTGGAATGAACTTCAAAAAAGGATAAGTTTAAAATAATGCAAATAAAGTATTAAAAGCACTAAGACGCTTGCAAGTTAGCGAAATAATATTTATCTTTGCAAGCGCAGAACAAAAAAGGATAAAATGGCGATTTAAGAAATTGATAAGATATTAGAGACACGAAACCCGATGGACTATACCGAAAGGCAGTCCGAGTCACTATTCCTTTGACTTTGCAATCGGTAGTTTCGTGTTTTTTGTTTAAAATAAGATGCAAGATGTAAGGTTGATATTCGAGATACTGGTTTCCATGTTGCTTTGCGTTTGTCTCATATTGCTTGCTGTAAGTAGATATAGGCAAAAGAAAAAGCGTGAAGAACCGGAGCGAAAGGAAATGGACTTGATAGACTTCTTTTCTTTGGGAGGAGTTGCCTATTATTGGAACAAAGGTGGTAAGCAGCAGAAATGCTACACATACGAAGAATTTCTGAAAATCAAGGCTGACTACGTGGAGCTTTGGTTGAATCAGAATAGATATATTTTTAACTCTCAATTAGATTGCGATGATATATAAAGTATTTGTTTTGTTTCCGACAATAGTAGTATCAGATGGTATTGTTGGTATAGCTTGGCTAGGAAAGGTCTTTGGCTGGCGATATGGAAAGAACAAGAAAAAGAGCAAGAATGTGTCCTTAATGATAGGATATAACACAGGAATGTCTCTTAAGTCGAAAATAGACGATAACGCAGCGGATGATTATTTAAGACGCATTGCCGAAGAAAATAGAATCTAAATTCAAGGGTTAGAGTCCCTTTTTTACAACCATATTACTTGTGGTTATTTTTATACATCGGTTTTTATTAACGATTGTTTTTTATGGTAGATAAATGTATAAAAACGAGCACAAGTTCCCTTATAGATGGACTAAAAAAGATGCTAATTTCACAAAAGACAAAGGTAAGGTGATGTCTTGCTTTTGTTGTGGAGGTGGAAGTTCCTTTGGCTACAAACTAGCTGGCTACGATGTTGTAGCCTGTAATGAGATAGACCCAAAGGTTATGAAGATGTACTTGAAAAATCACGATGTCAAGTACGCTTTCAATTGTGATATTCGTGAGTTGATTACCAATATCAATATGGGGGGGCATATTATGAAAGAAGAGCTTCATAATTTGGATATATTGGATGCTAGTTTCCCTTGTTCGGTATTCAGTATTGCAGGTGACCGCCAAAAGGCTTGGGGAAAGGAAAAAGTATTCCGAGAAGGTCAGAAGGCGCAAAGGCTTGACGATTTGGCTTTCTACTCAATCGACCTCGCTAAAGAACTAAAGCCAAAGGTAGTAGTTTTTGAGAATGTTCAAGGTTTATTACAAGGTGAAGCCATCGAGTACGTAAAGGAGATTTATAGACAGATGAATGATGCCGGATATATCTTGCAGCATTGGCTTCTCAATGCACGTAACATGGGTGTTCCTCAAAACAGACCTAGGGTATTCTTTATTGGGTTACGTAAAGACCTTTGCGAGCCGTTTATGGTTCAAAAGGATTTGTTCGAGCGAGTGCCTAAGATAGATATGGACTTCAACGAGAAAGAAATTGTCTTGGATGAGTTCTCTGACTATTGTGGAAGGCAAATTCCTAAAGGAATGATGAAGTATTGGGAGCATAGAAATGAGAAAGATAATTCTATCGGTGATATTGTCAAGCGGATGGATAATCGTCTTTCTATGTTCAATAATATGTTTCTTAAAAAGAATAAGGTATGCAATACCATATCAGCAATGGAGGATAGACTTGTGTATTATGATAATCCAAGTTATCTTTCAGCACATGATACGATTTTAGCATCAACATTTCCGATGGATTATGACTTTAATGGCATGAAACCTTGGTTTGCTTGCGGAATGTGTGTTCCTCCTGTTATGATGGCTAATGTAGCTACAAGAATCTGGGATTGTTGGTTGTCAAAGATTAAAAAGGAGGAATGCGCATGATAACAGCAAGTATGACTTCGGGTGAGATGCGTAGAGTACGAAACTTAGATGAAACAAGAATCTATGAGTTTCAGATGCGAAAAGCTAATGAGCTTAAACGTGAAATGAGAAAGCAGAACGTACGACAAATAACAAAGACCTTTGAGCTTGCTACACCGAATGCCGATTATCTCATCGTTGTAGGTGTAAAACATGGCGATGTATTTGCTTCCGGTTTGTTCATTTATCTGAAGGAAACCAACGAGTATATTCCTATGAGTAGAAACGAGGGGTATAGCGAAGATTGTTTTGCTATGAGCGTTCATTTTCTGAAGAGATTTGCAGAAAGGTTTTTGAAAAAAGACTTACCGATTGCCAAGATATTGCAAAAGATATATACATCGTTTACAGGTGCAGTTCAGCTCTATAGTGATGACAAGACAAGAAGAGTGGTATTTGCTATTCCGGAAGGGCTTATACTCACAGAATACGAGCAAGAAAAGCATATCATCCACTACAAAACCTTTGTAAGCATGGATATGCTAAAGAAGACACAGAAGCGAAGTTACGAGAAGATAAGTGCATTTCTCATGGAATCTTGTCAGCAAATAGCTAAAGCAAGAGACACCGGAAATGACGAAAGGCTGTGCGTTGTGTACAGAAGGTTTTACAATGATATTGATTTGCTAGATACAAAGGAGGCGCAAGCCATATATTCAAGTTTCTTTGAAAAAGGAGGTAACAATGAAAGATAAAAGTATAACAAGGTTTCTTGGTGATATAAAGCCTATAAAGAATTACGAAAGGTATTATGTTAGCAAGCTGGGACATGTTTTTACTATTGGGAGAACGTCTCAATTAAAGGAAATCGCACCTTGCAAGACACCAAAAGGTTATCTGAAGGTATGGCTTTACAAGAACGGAAAGCGCAAGATGTTTTATATACATCGTTTGGTAGCTCAGGCTTTCTTGGAAAATCCAGAAGCGTTTCCAATGGTGAATCATAAGGATTTCGATAAGACGAATAACGATGTAGACAACTTGGAGTATTGCACCGCAAGATACAATGTGATTTATTCTGCTATAGCAAAGAAAACCTCTTCCGAATACTTGGGTGTGACTTGGAATAAGAGTGTAAGAAAATGGCAAGCGCAGTATCAGATAGGTAAAAAGAAAATATATATAGGTTGCTTTGATACGCAAGAAGAGGCTCATGAAGCTTATGTTAACGCTATAAAAGAGATTTGATATGCTTGAATTTGATAGAATATACAATTCCGACTGCATAGAAGGAATGAAACAAATAGAGAGCGGGAAAGTAGATTTAATTGTTACTGACCCACCATATTGTATCTCCTATAAGACCGGATGGAGAGCAGACGACCATCGTTTCTCTAAGGAAATACTCAATGACGATAATGAGCAATTGATTATTGATTATATGAGCGAATGCTACCGAATTTTGAAGGATGATAGTGCTGCTTATATCTTCTGTAGTGCCAAGACCTTGGACTTTTTTATGCAACAAGCGAGGCACGCAGGGTTTACCATTAAGAATGTGCTCATTTGGCGAAAGAACAACCATACGGCTGGAGATTTAGAGGCGCAATATGGTCAATGTTACGAGCCAATCTTGTATTTGAATAAAGGCAGACGAACCATAAATGGCAAGCGTTTGGAGGACGTATGGGACTTTGATAGAGTTCCATCAGATAAATTGGTACATCAGAACGAGAAGCCAATCCCCTTGCTTATGCAATGCATTTTGAAATCATCGGACGAAGGCGACTTGGTGTTTGATGGTTTTATTGGTTCAGCAAGTACAGCTTTGGCGTGTTTGAGAACGAACAGGAAGTTCATCGGTTTTGAATTGGATGTTGATTATTTCAAGGTGGCGCAAAGAAGAATTAAGGAAGAAATGTTTAATCAAAAAGATATGTTTGGATATGATGGAACTGAATAATATATACCAAGGAGATTGTCGAAAGCTTTTGAAACTGATTGATAGCGATAGCATAGACCTCGTATGTTCCGATGTGGCTTATCCGGTTCAGTCTAGGGGTGGCTCAGGGAGTATGGGAGGATATTGGACGGAATCTCAAACAAGAAAGGGCAAGATATTCAAGAATAACGATATTGATATTTCGGACTACATCAATGATTTGTACCGGATATTAAAGGACAGGTCGCATTGCTATCTGATGTGTAATGATTATAATTTAATGCACTTTCTTGATGTGGTCGGAAAAAGTGAGTTCCATTTTACCAAATGCTTAATATGGGATAAGTGCGCAAAAATATGTGGCCGCTATTATATGGCACAGAAAGAGTATATCATCATGCTACGCAAAGGTGGTGATAGACCGATAAATGAATGTGGTACATCTGATATTCTGAGTGTTCCTATTCCAACGAACAAGCGCAAGGATAAGGATGGTTTGATTAATCAGACTGAAAAACCAGTAAAGTTGATGGAGATACTAATCAGAAACTCGACAAATGTTGATGATGTTGTTCTAGACCCATTCATGGGGAGCGGTACAACGGCAAGAGCTTGCGTAAACCTTGAAAGAAAGTATATAGGCTTTGAAATAGACCAGCGTCAAGTAGATTTTGCCAATAACGAATTAAAGAATATGAGTAGGCAGTTAAGTCTGTTTTGAAACTATGGATATGTGCAAGGTGTTTTGTTGCAATCCTGTTGTAAGAAATGGGAATAAAGAAACAACGGATGCTCTTATAAGAGCTATGAGAGACGAAGCCTTAAAACGAGGGTTGGTACGTGATGAATTGATAGATTTTTGCAACCAATTCATAAGAGAGGGCGAAATCAAAGCTTGTATAGAGCATTTGCTAGATAATTTCAAACGTTATTTTTGGAGGTATCATTGATATGAGAAGAAGAAAGTTGAACAAGTCTCCAGTGCTAGGCTTCTGCGGATTTGTTATCGGTTACGAATGCAAGGAAAAGGGAATAAAGCTGATGGAGTGCGATAAGGCGCAAGCAGATGCAATCATAGTTCCTCATCACTTTTCACACAAGGTAACGAAGAATAGTTGCTTGAATCTTTTGGTATTGTATAAGGATAAGATAAGGGGTGCAATGCAAATAGGGTATGGAATCCGACCGCACATCAAGGGGGTGTAATTTAAACTGTGTCAAGGCTTGTTCTTAACTTTCATTCCCACTCCCTGCTGGGGGCATGCCCCCAGCAGGGAAGCCTTTTCGGCTGCAA